GTAAAGACGGCAAAGACGGCCTGAACGGTGCCGATGGTAAAGACGGCAAAGACGGTCTGAACGGCATCGACGGTAAAGACGGCAAAGACGGCCTGAACGGCATCGACGGTAAAGACGGCCTGAACGGTGCCGATGGTAAAGACGGCAAAGACGGTAAAGACGGCCTGAACGGCATCGACGGTAAAGACGGTAAAGACGGCGTAAACGGTCTGGATGGTAAAGACGGTAAAGACGGGTTGAACGGTAAAGACGGTCGCGACGGTGTAGATGGTAAAGATGGCGCTAAAGGTGACACAGGCCTGACCGGGGCGAAAGGTGCTGATGGTAAAGATGGTGTAAACGGCAAAGACGGTAAAGCAGCAGATATGACTCTGGTTAACAAAAACACCAGCGATATCAAATCTTTGTCAATCGACGTGACCACTGCTGCGGCTCGTGCTGCTGATCTGGACAAACGTATCGCTGAACAGAAAGCGACTCAGAAAAAGACCAATGATACAGTTGCCGCGCATTCCCGCCAGCTGGCTGATCATGAAAGTCGCCTGGGCGCTCTGGAGTCAAATACTAACTCACGGTTCAGTGACCTGAAAAACCGTATCGACGACAACAAGCGTGAAGCTGATGCTGGTATCGCTGGTGTGGCTGCTATGGCGAACATCCCGCAGGTTACTGAGTCTCAAACTTTCGCTATCGGTGCTGGTGCTGGTACTCGTGAAGGCGAATCTGCGATTGCGGTTGGTTTCTCTGCCCGCGCTTCTCAGAACGTAGTGGTGAAAGCGTCTGTGGCTGGCGATACTCAGCAATCCTGGACGGTTGGTGCTGGCGTGAGCTACGGCTGGTAAGTTACCTCAGTAAATAAAAAGGCCGGGATATTTCCCGGCCTTTTCACATATATCGATCAGAATCGATTAGATACCGACTACACGAACGACCGCCCAAGGGCGCTTACACAGTACACCAGCCGTTGCTGAAGAGTAGTCTTCAACGTAGGATTTAGCACGTTTTTCAACGCCCAGGGTGATGAACTTGGTGACTACCAGCTGAGCGAAGGTAGCACCGTCATCGGTAGAGCCGTCAACCGCAGAGTCAACGTCTTCAACAAACAAATAGAAGACATCAGACTTATCGGTATTCTGGAACAGCGGAGTCGAACCAGCCGCGCCATCAGTGCCAGCACCCTGAAGTTCTGGAGCGGAGACGATACGAAGATTTTTATAAGTCTGGGTCAGCCAGTCTGACACGGAGATACCGAAGTCAGTGGTGATAGACAGATAATCAACTTTGTTCGTCGGCAGAACCAGACACAGTTTTGCTTTCAGCGGGTCGATATTGTCCTGAGACTGGGTACGCAGCTGAACGATTGCAGCGCGGATATCACCGATGATGCCCTGGAAGGTCTGGGTTGCGTCGCTCCAGCGTTTACCGGATGCATTGGTCAGATACGCAGGAAGGTTTGGATCATTCAGCAGGCCGAAAGTACGACCTTTGCCGGAGTTCCAACCATAGAAGCCAACTGCGTTACGGAAAATTTCCAGAGACACAGAAGCAGCCTGGCGTTTGGTTTCTGCGGAGTTCAGGCGCATAGCGGCAGAGCGACCTTCTTCCAGCAGACCAACCTGAATACCCAGCTCACCACGCACGATGGTACGGCGTTCAAAGTTGGTGTTCCAGCTTGCCAGAGGAATGTTGGTCAGGTCGCCGTATTCGGTTGCCATACCAGCAGGTTCCACGATACCCTGGACAATCTCTTCGTCTTCCCAGGAGCCCACAGTTTGCAGGCCCAGAACTTCGTCGATTTTGCGCGCAGAGGTGATGACCTTCACGAAGCCCGGCAGCCAGTTTTGCAGGAACTGGATTGGGGTCGGGATGGACGGCGTGGTCACCGGAGCGATGAACGCAGAGTCCATAGCGGAGCCGGAGAACGCGCCAGCGGCATTCAGGTGGTTTACCTGATCCATAACGGTAGCACGATCAAAGATCAGGCCAAGTTTGGTCAGGGCGCCAACTGCTGAATCCGTAACAGCAGCCATTTCGAAGGGCTTGAGTTTGCGCCCGGAAATGGAGCTATGAACAACTGAAACTTGCTTAGACATGTTTCATCGCTCCCTTAGTTAGTGATGCGGATGGAGGCAACAACAGCAGATGCCGCGTCTGACGCACCTGCTGGAACGGTAACATCGTTCAGCAGGAAAGCGTTTGGCAGAACAGCGTGATCTGCGGTCGGAGTGCCGTTGGCTGGCAGCAGGGAGATAGCACCCGCTGGTTCGCCAGTTGCTGTGATCGCTTTGGTAGCATACTGAAGTTTCGCACCGTATTTACCAGTGGTTTCAGCACCCAGACCGTAGATTGGTACTACCAGCCCGGTGCAGCAATCAACAAACTCACCTTCGTGGTACTGAGGAATCTGGAGGGTAGGCTCCAGAGTGCCAGCAGCAGTACCCTGCAGTGCGTAATGTTTCGGGTGGGACAGAATACCGAAGAAGATTGCGCCACCAACGGTAACGTTATCAACTTCTGCTGCCATACCGACACCAGCGCGGCCACCGCTCACGCCATCGATCACTTTGTTTGCTTCAGGGCGACCTGGAGCACCAGTTTCAGAATCGTAACCGTAAACCAGACCAATCATGTTGGTCAGAGTCGCGGAAACAATACGGCCAGGACGGGCACGCAGAACACCATCACGAATCACTTCGCCGATGAATCCCGGAGTAAACTGGCGATTTACCTTGGATTGAAAGGTCATTATTTCACCTCTTTCAGATACGCATCAAGGCTGTCGTCTTTACGACGAGCATCCATGGCCGCAGCTTCATGAGCGGCTTTTTCTGATGCAGCTTTCTGGCCTTTCGCCAGTCCATCCAGGTATACGTTAACAGTGCTAACGGCCTGGTCATTTGCGCAATTGAGGCCAAGTTTCTTAGCAGCATAAACCGCCATAGACTTGGAATCCATCGCTGAGCCATCGAACGCGCCGATCACTTTTGAAACGCGACCGTACAGCTCATTTTTGGTTTTCAGGTCTGCGTAGAAACGAGTCAGCGCAGCATCCTGACCAGCAGCTTCCATCGCTGATGGATCAGAATCGTCCATAGCTGGATTTGCTGGATCAGCATTATCGACAGCCTCTGAGCAAACGCCAGCGGTTGGGTCGATATTGTCTGTTGCCACCATAGCGCCGTTCAGTTCAGCATCTTTACCGGATGCTTCATGAGTCTGCGCACCTTCTGGTGGATTTGGGTTTGCGTCGTCCAGCTCGCTGTCGGTCGCCGGAGCAGCAGCGGCTTCAGGAGCCTCTGGCGCAGGAGCCAACATATCTTTAAGCTGGGCTAAAAGCGCTTCAACCTGCTGAACGAGCACCTGTACATCTTCTGGTTTCTCATTAGTAGGTTCAGCGGCAGCTTCCGGTTCGGCAGCGACTTCAGGCTGAGCAGCTGCTTCTGGGTCAGCAGACGGGTCTGCGTCTCCTTCGGCTGGAGCGGCTTCAGCTGGAGCGGCAGCGACTTCTGGCTCAGCGGCGACTTCCGGTTGAGCATTATCGCCACCGGAGAGTTCTGCCTGACCTTCCGCGATGATCTGCTCAAGAGCAGGGACAAGCGCTTTCAGTTTTTCGAGTGCGGAGTCAGCTGCGGAGCCTTTAATGATCTTTTTACCTTTGATCACATTGGTGCCCTCAGTTGAGTAAGTAAGTAAGTCTAATCTCACGCTATCAAAGCACATCGCATCAATGATGCGAGCACCTTCTATGCGGCCATCATCCACAACTGCTAAATGATTTCCGCGAATTCGACGCTGAACAACTTCGTATTCCTGACCATTCCATGTTCCCGGCTCCACGTAGAAGAGGCAACCGAACCCAAGTGAAAGGTCATCTTTCATTCGCTGAATAACATCAAGCATTCTGCGAGTAAAGACCTTCACGTCACCTTTCATCCACCCGTCTGACTCATCGTACCAGACATTATCAGTGAGGACACCTTCAATGCCAACTTCTTCTGGAGCTGCATAATCTGGGTGTTTACCGCCAATACCATTCATCATGGTATGGTCATCGATCAATGGGACAGATTTGAATGAATTAATAGCTTCAGGGTTTGCTACTTCTTCTGCTGGACGGAATACTTTGACGATTCTGTTTGGGTTTTCAGGATCAAAATCTGGGCTGATCTGCGCTGCGGAATATTCATAAATGCCCTCACGAGATAAAGGGCATCCACGGACAATCATAAATCCGTTTAAATCCGTTTGTCTCGCTGAAGTCTGTGCCATTTATTATATACCGGAGTGGTTCAACACTATCGGGAATTATAGCGCGTGGGCTTGTCTATTAAAAGCGATATTTAACGCCCGGATACATATTCTGGCGGGTTATTCGTCGCCGCGCCTATCGTTGGGCGGGAATAAGGCCGCGACCGATTAGAAAGCCGTTGCGGATTGGACGTATGAACATACTGATCGTCAATATAACGGCTCATATAACGGCTATGCCGCGAAATAACGGAGGCGTTATATGAATAAGTTACTGTATTTTATAGTTATATCGGCATATAACGGCATATAACGCCTTTTTCGAAAAGTTTTCTTTTAATACAATTCTAAAAAGTTTATAGGGATTTCAGCGATATTACGTAATATAGCGTAATATGGGAGGGAAATTTCGCGGCATTTCAACGATTTATCTATATATCGGCGCGGCGTTATATAGCCGTTATTTCGCCGATATATAGCCGTTATATTAGGCGACCTTGCGCCATTCCTCGATTTGTTTCTTAGAATATCTACGGCTTAATGATTCCCAATCAGATTCAGTCAGTAATACAATTGGAATCATTCGGCAATGGCAATTAATAGCATAACCGGGAATCCCTATATCACCCTTTTTCGTGAAGTATTTTCCGACCTTCCATAATTCCGGGTCATCAATCCAGAATACTTCATTATCCAATTTCTCATGGGACTCACGCCATGCTATTTTCCCACGCTTACTTCCTCCACCACTACCGAAAGTGTGCTGCCAGCGGAAGAACATTACACCGTTCTGCTTCATTCGGTCTGTGCCCAAAGCCCCATATAGTTTGGAGGTCTGATCACGAGCGATTAATTTCACTCTATTTTCTGCGTGGATTCCAATATCGTGGAGTGCCTTTTCAATTCCCGGCATCCCCTGCTCATCTGGATTTGGAGAAGTAAGAGAAAGCATAACAGAATTGTAGACTTTTTCATGAGCCTCTTCTTGAATGCCTGAAATCAGAGTTGTATTGTAGTTTACTGCTGCGCCTTTTACGTTTTTGGCATATTCATTATAAGTCATGCGCGGTTGTTCAATGCCAGCAACTTCCAGGGAATAACGAGTTGAAGAATTCGCGGCAGTATCGGCCTGATCAACGAATTCCGGCGCAACCTTTTTCGCCAACCCTTTAAATACATTTGACCACTTTTTATTCAATCCATCTAAGACGTTGGCGAATATCTCCTCAATTTTCTTATTTCGCTTTTTGATTAAATCGAAGATGGAGGCATCCATTGCCTCCCCATCGAAAAATTGATCGGCTTTCTTAGTATTCATAACGGCTTCAAGATTTGTTTGATAATCTTTAGCCATTGCTTTTACGTAAGGAGTAAGCTGATCAATATACCAGCGAGAAACTCCAGCATTTGGAACAATCGGCTTTCCCTCCCCATAAGGGGTGGCGCGTTTCACTCTGAGCTTGCTCGCTTTAAAGGCCATTTTATTTCACCGAACCATAAGGAGTTGACTGTGGCTGCTGAGACCACTTAACAAGAGCATCCATAGCGATTGGGTGAATAGAGCCGAATCCCTTCCAACCGTCTGAGAATGAATCCATGTAACCTTGCTCAGCATCTTCTACAGAGTCGAAGCCAATCATCACTTTATGCTCATCGAATTCGCCAGTTGATGGATCAATCTGGTTTACGATGAAGTGCTTGCCGCCAGCTGGATTTGGCCCAATGAAGCAATCGATTCCTTCACCGTCTGCGCCAGTCGTTCCTTTAAGGTAGCCATAATGGTGAGGCATTTTGACCTGCCATAGACCGTCTAGGCCGTAACCCTGACGAATCGATGAGCGAGGATTCTCAATACAGCAAACCATACCACCGACTTTGACACGAGGAAGCTTATTCTCAGGAAGCGCCGGAACGATGGAGCCGATTCCCTGAGTAGTCGCTTCTGCGCCAGTCGTTGTAGGCTGTACGCTACGCTGAAGGCGGGTTGGCTGCGGGATAGAGTCAAACGCGCCTTCAGGCATCACCGCTGCTTCGATAGAGTTCAATCTTGCCAGGATAAGGTCTACGATGCCGCCAGCATTATCGCGCTGAATCCCTGGTTTCGGGGCATACGGGTCAGTGTCCATTTCGTTCCCGGCTTTTACCTCTTCTGCCCCGGCTTTCTCCTTCTCCGCTCCAGCCTTTTCTAGCTCTGCAATGTTCTCAGGGGTTGCGCCCTTCTCAGTATTCGCGTCATCGTCAACCATAAGGTTATTCCAGCCGGAATCCTTATCAGCTGCAATCTTGTCGCGGCCTTCATCTGGAGAGATAAACCCGGCTTCAGCCATAGCAATTGCATCGTTAACTTTCTTGCTGTTAACTTCTGCTTGCTTCTCAGCACTCATGGCATCAACTGGTTCCCACGTATGAGTAAGGCCGAAACCAAGACCAAGAGAACGACTGAGGCAGAGGTAATGTCGGTCAAGAATAGGAGAATCCCAACGCTCTTGAATGCTTTCCAACTCTTCATGGTAGCTCACCGTTTCAAATTCGCCAGTAGCATTGAAACCTTTCGGAGAAGTGCCCAGAATTTTTGTAGCTGGAGTTTTAGCCTGTGCTGCAACAATCTGATACTGGTTCATAATAACGGAATCGAAATCTGACAGAGAAGTATCAAACTGCTCCATCACTTCTTCTTTTCCAAGAACCTTAACGGCATGGTTATCGCGATATTTTACCCAAAGCAATAAGCGATCAACGAATCCTGCTTCATTCGCTGCGACCTTATCAAGATCAACGTGAATGGCAGTGGTTCGTTTATTCATCGCCAGCAAAGGTGCTTCGTTCGCGGTTCGCTCTGCGGCATAAACGCGCTCATAAATTCGTTGGGTCAGAGGAATTCCGCCGAAGATATAAGTTGGCTTGAGGATGTCAGCTGGCTGTGGGCCGCGCAGAATAACGAGGTGGCTGCGGTGATAACGAGTCCCATTAATAATCCAGTAATCCGGCTCATAGAAATTTATGTTAGCTGGATTCTGCATAGAATCGTTAGTAAGCATAGGAGTCATCCAATATGGGTCAATCTGGCTGATCCCCTTGTATGATCCTTTCTTAATTCCATCCGGGTTAAATGGCTTTGTATAATAATCCTTGTCATCAGATTCAACGACGAAAATCAGAACGCGAATGCCGAAGATATTTGCGAATCGACCAGCCTCCATCATAACTGATTTTACTGGGGGACAAGTTCCACCATTTGGCATTTTGCCTTTATCGAAATCATCAATGAGAGTTTTCTGATCATCAGTCAGTTTATGCCCTTTGTCTGGTTTATAAGTCCAGCCATTTCTGACTGCATCTTCTACGGATTGAGAACAGGCTTTATCGACCAGCCAGTGTTGCGCAATAATCGCGCACATCTGATAGCCGATGAAAGATTGGTTGACGTACCAGCCAGCGAGCGCATCCGGTACGGAATAGGCGCTGTCTTGATATCCAGACAGTTTGACTTGCCCAGTCATATCACCGAGCGAGTCCATGGAGTGCCCTTCAATAATTTCCTTTTTGGCTGAATCGCCAACGTAAGAAATTATTCCACCATCAGGCTCAAGGTTTAATCTGACTTCAGGGAAATCTGTTACAGAGCGAAGGTTCAGCTGGATTTCATTGGTTCCACCCCATTGCTTTCCCCTTCCACGGCTAACCACATCGAGTGGGTCTGCCTTGCTGTTAAGGGAATCAGCAACTTTTCGGAGGTCTTCTTCACTCATAACTTCCGAAGGAGTTTTGGCGAACCATGGAAACAATTTGCGGATTAGTTTCATGTGGTTTAGCTCGCTTTATGATTTAACAACTAAGTATAACCGGGCGCAACATATATATAAAGCGCATAGACGAAGTTGCTGAGATAAGGTATACTCAGATAGTCAATTATGGAGGGTATTATGTACAAGATGAGCCAATTAACGAAAGAGAAGTATGAGGCACAGTTAGTCGCCGCGACAGACCGAATCAATGAACTTGAGGCGGCACTATTCTCTGGTGGCACTAAGAAGTTGGATATCACTGGTGCTATACTCCTCAATAATGTAGTCCATATGGTGATTGGGACTACTCCTAAAGGCGAAGAAGTTGTGGGAGTTTATTTACATGAAGAAGACGCTATTGTTAATGCCTCGCTTGCCAGGGAAGTCTACGATGAAGTGCGCACTGACAGCTGGCTCGTCCAAGGTAAGCCCACGCGTGGTGATGCTTTGGCTGGACGAGCTATCGTCTACGCCACAGGCCAAAAAGTTTCATTCCACGATAAAATTGCCGACATCACAGGCACCGGAACCGTTTTATCTGCGGACTACGAATATCAGAAAAGCCCGGAAGAAATTTTATACAAAATAGTGCCTGAAGGGTTCCCATTCTCAGAGCAATACGCTAAAATCTTATTAGGTTCTGAGATAAGAGGATTTGTAAAGTGAAGAGGATTCCAAAATTAACGTGGAGAGTTGACCCGGCTCCTACCGGGCCATATCGCTCTTTCTCTCGACGGGCGTGGCCTTCTGCGGATTATCCGAACGGGAAGACTGCTGCCTACATCATCAATGTTGACAAGGTTCCATATGAAGGTTTCCACCGGAAAGAGACCAACCTGAATTTAAAGGTCAGAATCGCAAAATGGATTAAGACTGACGAAGGAACTGACACATTTGTTTGGGTTGTGAGCCGTCGCAGCTTCTCCACCATCGCTGAGGCTAAAGAGGGAGTCAATAAACTCCTCGAATCCAACCCTCACTTAATGCACCCGGAGTACAGAAATGAAATTTAATGTATTCGCACGCAGAAAGTCTGATACACAGTTTCCTCGTGATAACGAGCACCGCAAGAAACTGTGGCTACACAAGAAAGCGGAAAGGAACCGCAACCCGTTATCTGTATTTCCAATTATCGTTTATGGCTGGGAGAAGAGTGAGTGAGAATTATTATTAAAGGCGCAGATTTGTATTCCCCATCTACAGACGAACGACCGGAAGGTGGCGTGTTATATCGGGCTGGGCGCAGAATCAAGGCGCGGCAGCAATTAGGCTTTGATCTGAACGAGCGCGAACAACGAAACCTTATTGTTGGTGAAGTGGCTGAGGCTGCAGTAGCAATGGACTATCGCAACCGTGGCTTCCAGGTCAACGAAGTATCGTGGGAAGAGTTCAATAACAAGCACATCATGGAATGTGGCACTGATCTTTTCGTCAACAAAGGCAGCCTAACCCAAAAGATTCAGGTGAAAGGCTCTGAGTTCGGGAACCGGGCGCTGCGTGGCCACCATATGTTCGATTATGAGCGCGAGAAGATTGACAAGATCATCTTTGTTGCGGTTCGCGAACTTAAAGCACTGGATGGTGAACTTTACTTTGAGTGTGAGCTCACCAGCCAGTTATCGCCGCGCCAGATTCGCCAGAGTGCTTCTTGGACTAAACCAGTCAATGATTGGATTCACGTTGAGAATGCAGAATTTATCAAACAGTGGATTCTGGAGTCTTCCCGGAAAGGCGCTACTCAATTTTTGACGCCAAAATATATCTGGAATTGATCGGCTCGTTTTACTTTATTTGATTTCCATAGTAGTATCTGTGCTGGGAGGAATCAAGCTATGCTACCAGCACCACCGCCTGACGTCCATGCGATAGCGCTGGCCGTTTATCATGAAGCAAGGGGCGAGCCGTATCAGTGTCAGTTACTTGTGGCCTCAGTCGTCATCAATAGGATGGAGGCTAGAAATAAAACGGCTCATGGAGTTATTTCTGAACCCGGCCAGTTCAAATGGTACGGGAAAAGAAAAGTGAAGGATGGAAAATCCTTTCGGCAGTCTGTAGCTGTTGCGAAGAAAGCAGTGGCCAATCCTGATATATCTCCTTACCATTATTTCCATAAAGGTAAGCGAGGAGGATACAGGTGCGGTGATCAAGTTTTCATGGTGACCTACAAAAGAAAGTGATTCCCAAATGCGCAAGGATGCGCTATAATCAAAGAACCAAAACGAAAGGAGAAGTGATTATGGGTATCGCATATATTATGTTAGCAGTTTCTTTCTTCGGTAACTCTGATCAAGTTCAGGATTATCGCCCAGTCCATACAGATTTGTATTCTTCTATGCAGGAATGCGAATCTGACATCCAGTATCAGATGACTCTCCACCCAGAATTTAAAAACTCTGGTGAGAAGATTATCTGTGGCGAAGTACAACGCAGCTCCGACTACTGAGGTCAAAAATGAAAACTGAACTTGGACCAACTATACAGGTCATCGCACAACGACATCTGATGACTATCGGCGAGCTTCATAAATGGTCAGACAATGAGTCTGTTCCTGGCCATATCGTTCGCGCGGCGTTACAGGAAATGGTGGAGGTTCATTCTGCCATGAAGACTATTTTGCCTGTCTGCCTGAAGGTTGATGACCTTCTTGGTGAGTTAACGAAAAACTTCGACGAGAACGGCGAACCGAAAGCCGGATAATCCCCTACCTCTACCACGGAGGAGGCCGGAAAATATGTATGCGGGCGCTCCTCCTATATTTCTATACAGGAACCGAATCATGCTGCAATTACGAATCCAAAACGACGAGAAGCGAGCGAAAGAAATCGCCAAAAGTGTACTTCGCTTCAAAGTCAATTACCATGTTAATGCTGAAGTGATAGCAAGGGATATTGAGGCCATTTTCGAAATGATGACTGACCTTCTCTTGCCAGTGTTCATGTCGTATAAGCCTCAGACCGTTGGCCGCCAGAGAATCGTTAAGGCGATTGTTGAAGGCACTTACAGCCACAATATTGCCCTTCACAGAATCCTCTGTTCAGCAATGTTAAAGGAATCACCAACTGATCGCATTATCGCGGTTTATCGTCGCTTTGAAGCAGTCAGGAATCTGGAAATTGGCGTGGAGAAAGCGACAGATGAAACAGATTTCGAATGACATCCGCGAAGAGCAGAAGTGGCAAGAATTTGTAGATAATTACGATTCAAAAGCCCACCCGAATTCCCGTATGCCTGATGGGTGTTACACCTGTAAGGTCGGGAAGCGATGGAGTGAAGCCGATAATATCAGGCTCATCGAAATGGTTAAGCCAGGTGTTACTCTGGAAGATATGGCGCGTGAGCTCAATCGCTCGTTTCTGGGGATTGCAGGGCGACTCCAGCTGATGGGAATAATAACGCTTCCATCACCCGGCCATTATTATAGCATGATTTGGTCTGATCGTGTCCGTATATCCACCCTCCAATATCGATACAAACAGACTAACAAGATTTGCTTTGATGTCGCCTCATTCATGGAGGAGAACTGGGAACGTTTGGGCTGGAAGAGGACTGAACACCTTTTCTTCCTTCCAGAAGAAATGCGTGGCACTCCTGTTAAAGAAGGAAAGTTCAACCCTTCATGGCACAAGAGAACTGAGCCTGAAAGGAGAAAGAGACAGGAAGAGGAGCGCCGCGAAAAGAAACGAGCGACAAGGGAGCGAGCAGAACGTGAAAGAAGGTCTGCTCTTAATCTCAGACAAGCCAACCCTCGCTACAAGAAAGATGGCACACTTGATCGTCGATATATTGGTCAAAAGTAGTAGCCATTTCTGATCCATTCCATTATACTATCTTCAGTTGACCAATTAACTGGAGATAGTATCTATGTCAGCATTTATTGAAGTAGCAATCGCAGCTGTTGAAGCTAAATTCGAAGACCTCAAAGTCATCCGTTGCAAGCGCCAGCACCGTATCATGTCAGCCTACTCTGATGCCAATGACAAAGTCCTCCCTAATGAAGATGCCAATGGTCGTCTCCATGCTCCTTGCGACGGTTATGAAGATGTTGACGGTCGTGGCGTTTACGGCAAAGGTGAATTCCTTCCCATCCCTGAGTCAGTATTCGAGCAACTGGAAATGGAAGGTATCACTTGCAACCGTGGCCAGAAAGAATATGGCCAGAAAACCCGTCTCCTGGTAGAAGATTCAGAGGGTGAAGACATCGCGATGCTGTTCCGTTCATTCGGCCTGGGCTGCTCGTTCGGTAAGACCTTCGACCGTGGCGGAGTAGCGATGAAATATATGTACATCGGCGGCAACGATGCAATGGTGAAGGCGATTGAGGCTGCTATCGTCGAAGCGAAGGAGAAGGTGAAGTCTGAACGCCGCGACCTGAAAGGCGAAGCGCCTGAAGGTAAGCTGACTGTTGAAGGCAAAATTGTTTTTATCAAGCGTTTTGTCCCTATGAGCGTTTACGATTATGGCTCTGACAAAATGTTGGTAGAGCTGGAGAATAAATCCACTGTGTATGGTACGCTCCCGAAATGCATTTCTGATGCTGAAATAGGAGATTTTGTTAAATTCTCTGCGACTTTTGAAGTGGCTCGTGACGACAAAACTCACGCATTCTTTAAACGCCCATCTGTGAAATAAATCTTTACTCTGCCTCAAGGATGAGGCATAATAGCTCGTACCAAACGAGAGGAGTTAAATGATGGAAGACTTAGACAAAATCAAATCCAAAATCGCCAAGTTGCTTAACCTCGCTGAACGCGCTTCGAATGAGCACGAAGCTGCGAGCGCGATGTCCAAAGCGCGTGCTCTTATGGACAAATATGACCTTCAGCAAGTTGATATCATCGAGCAGGATGGTCAGCGCCACGAAATGCTAGCAGCTGATGCCAGCCGCGCCTTTGCTGCTTGCCCAAAATGGATGAGCACCCTGGCAGTTATCGTCGCTCAGTTCAACGACTGCCAGGCCATCTTTGAAGGTGCTGAAGTCAACTATAAGACTGAAAATCGCCCAAATGCCCGTAAGAAAAACTGGGGTAAGAAAATTGTTTTCCGTGGGTTCCGCCGCGACGTTGAGCTGGCCGTTGATATGTATGCACGTATCATCGGTGCTCTGAATGGCCTCTTCGCTCAATACCTGAAGGATATTGGCCATGAAGGTCGCGTTCCAATGAGCCTGAATACCAACTTCAAATGTGGCGCTGTTTCCACCATCACCCGACTCCTCCGTGAATCGATTATTGAGCGCCAGAAACTTACTGTTTCCAACGGTACTGCTTTAGTTGTAGCCAAAAGTAACGCTGTGGCCGAATATTTCGGAAATGTAACGTACACGACAAAGAAAGCTAGAGCGTTCACTTCAGATGAGTCGGCAGACGCTTACTGGGAAGGGAAGAAGCGCGGGCACCAGGTAGAAACCCACCGTAAAATCCAGTGACCAGTTTACCAGAGTTGTAGCTGCGGCCGCAACTCTGGTTTATAATACCTATACCAACCAAAAGAGGAAGTAACATGGATATTCAGAAATTTGTACTTATGGGTCTGAAGCGCGAAGTAAACCAGCTGATCGAGCCAGACATGAATAATGCAATCGAAATCGGTTGCGGTAATAATCCTACACCGGGCGCTCGTGGTTACGATTTCCCTGAGTACGACTTCTCATACATGTCCCTGCCTGACGCTGATAATAGCGTGACGGCAATCTTCGCTTTCCACGTTCTGGAGCACTTGACTGGTCAGCAGGCGATCAACATGCTTCGCGAATTCCAGCGCGTCCTTGTTCCTGGCGGTACTGCTACCATTCTGGTGCCTTACTTCAAATCCCAGTTGGCTTTCCAGGACTTGGACCACAAGTCATTCTTCACTGAAGAAACGTGGAAAACTCTCTTCCGCAATCCGTACTACGGAAAGAACCGTGAAGAGCCGTGGAAACTTGACGTCCACTTCAATTTGATCGCCGGGGTAGTAGAGCGCAACCTGTCTCTGTTCACCCAGCTGGTTCGCACTGAATGACCTTCCTGTCAACTTATCGCTGGTTGTGCCCATCTTGTGGGCACCGCAATAAGTATTCGCTCCGCTGCGTTAAATGCGGAAAACCAAAACCTGTTAAGAAGGATTGAGAAATGGAAAAGAGAACTTTTGAAGGCACAAGCGTTGGCGCTCCTACTGCACCAGAGCCATCCTATCTGGAAAATCTGATCCACGAAGCAAGACAGATTCGCTCTTCAGCTGAATCGATCAACAGCCGTGTGTGGTCTCTACTTCGTGCCGTCAACGCCGGGGTTATTCCTCCAACTGGCTCTGCTTCTGAAGCGCAGCCGGAAGGTGGTAGCCTCCTGCCGCAGCTGGCGTCAGTCCAGAAGAAAACTAGCAATATCCATGATGATATTTGCGAGGCTCTGGATTTCCTGGAGCAGACTCTTCGCAACACTGGCGCTAATGATGCGTAAAGGTTACTCTAAAGTCAGCGCTTTAGTCACTGAAGCGAAGGAAGTGGAAGTCAGCATGCAGACGATTCTACACGAAGCATCGAAACATGATGTTCCGTCTGAAGTTCTGCTGGCTGCTTTCCACTCCTGGCTGAAGTCTCGCGGCGTTACTGGGGAAGACCGGATGGGGAAAGTTAACTGGGAATATTATGTTAACAATGGCAACCATTATTCCGGTTGGGAAGCTTATGGTGATAAGCCAGTGACCGATGAAGACAGGATCATCTACAAACGGTTCACTGACCTTTTCGATGCAATCAAACCTCGTTAATCAAAGAAGCCTTTAGGTGCTCTGACTGGTTTCTTCGCTGCCATAATAATAGCATCCGCGACGTTTGGTGATTTGATGCCACGGTCGCGGAGCTTTTCCTTTTTCTCTGCCATGAACTTGCCGCGCCCGGAAATGTCCTTGTGAACGCAACTCAATTCCTTCTTCAACTGCTTTATCATCGCTGGTGGAATCCGGGATGAGTCGATGGAGATCAATTCTTCAATCGGGTGCATTACCCCAAGAACTATTCGTTCATATGTCTTGCGGAACTTCTCGCTAACATCATACCATGCCTGGGCTTTGACGTTTTCGAAGTGCTCCTTGTTCAGAATCTTGGTGTGAGGCAGAACCATGAAGACGTCATCCGGGCGCTCTACTGCTCCGCCCGCATTGAAGGCATCATAGTCGATTTTGATCTTGTTTTCTGCGTTTAGCTCACTAAACTTCGAGCCAGCAGAAGCGCCGACCCCGATGGAGTCATAAGTGATCGTTGCGTTGTTCTGGTGAGCCCAGTTCCAAACTTTTGTCGCGCTCTTTAATAATTCGTCTTCCAGCCCTTCCCAGTCCTCAACGTGGACCAGAATGTTGCCTTCCATACCTGCGAGTGCACAAAGGTCTTCTCCGTCATCCGCGATATCGAAGCCAGCGCGACGTTGACCGGAGTGATCCCAACCTTCTATCTTCGTATGGGCATCGATTGCTGCCTCAATGTACTTGAGGTTGATGATGGACTTATCGCCGCCAGTTTTAGGTTTCCCGCCATAGACGTGATCTGCTTTTTCCGGGTCAGTCTTGTACATATTTTCGATTATGTTGATCATCGTTTCTGACAGCCATGGGTTTTCGTCCCAGTTGATATGGCGAACAATTGTGTTCGGCTCGTCTTCCGTAACGAATTTGTCATATACGAAATCCAGGATTTCATCCGGGTTGAAGATGAACCAGACTTCTGAGTTCTCTTTACGGATTGTTGGCTCCAGGATGTCCCAGTGCTCTTCGGTGATATAGTTGGACTCTTCAAGCCAGAGTATATCAACCCCTTCCGTTGACTTGATTTCCATCAAGTTCTTTTCGATGCCGTAGAAAAGAAACTCTGACCCGGTACGCTTGTTCACCATCCCGTTGACGTAAATCTTCCAATCCTTCGTGAATGGTGAGTTCAGAATCTTATCTTTCACCAGAGTGTAGACGGATTCAGAGATACGCGCCTGAAATCGACGGGCACACATGACCTTCAGCGTGAAGTTGGACGTAAGATATACAGCCACACCTGCGGCATCATGCGACTTCGATGATGCTCGACCGCCAAAGAGCACTTTGTTACGGGCTTGTGTCTTCCAGAACGATTCCAGAACCGGGTTCAGCTGGTAATGTTCGGTTGCTCCAAGTTTTATCTGCTCGTCTTTGAGCTTCTGCCGTATTGAGGCGAAGAATTCCGGGTTGTATGTTGTCATTATTAGTGTCCAAAGGCATCCGATACGCCGGACTATACCCGATATGACGCCGCGAAGGAAAATTTTTGTGTTCGATTCAAAAATAATTAACAAAATATCATAAAAAGTGGAAGAAAAATGTAGACAGCATGAGTGAGTTGACGTATAATCATTTGCATAGGGAGACGGAAAGGCCGGAACCCAAATCTGAAACTAAAGAGGCAATATTATGAACACTATCTCCAAAATCGCGACCGCTACCACTGCTGAACTGGTAAACTTCTTCAACGCTAACTGCGAAAAAGTTGGTAAAGCACCTGTTAAACGCTTCTCTGACCGCAAGACTGCTGAAAAGCGCGTTGCTGCTCTGATGGCTGAGCTGCCAGTAGAAGCAAAAGCTACTCGCACCGCTGCTGAAGGCATCCGCGAATCCTGGAAAAACCCAGAAGTAGCAGCTAAACGTATGACCCGTAACGGTTGCACCGTAAACGGTACTGAGTTCCCATCTGTGTGGGCTGCTTTCCAGGCGCTGAACCTGGGTAACGCTAACGCAGCAATCAAATTCCGTATGGCTCTGAAGAAAGAAGGTAAGAAAGAGCTGAACGGCCTGAACTTCTCCCTGATCTAATCCCTAGCGCCCGGTGAGAGCCGGGCAATTCTACCCAAAGTAAGGATATTGTATGTCTAAAATTATCGTTCGTGGCGATGTAGTGATCAACGTCTATGTGAATTCCCCTGAACAGGTGGGTGAAGTCACAGAATCTGCCAAAAGCATCGCTGAAATCCTGAAAGGTGGCATTGTGACTGAGATGCCTAAAGAGATCAGCGATCAAATTCGTGAGCTGGTTAAGAATGCTGAAGGTGATGATGGGTTCGCAGCCTTTCTGAAGGCTGCGAAACGTACCGTTGAAGGCGAATGCAGCTGCAATGGCTGCCAGATGCGTCGCAGAATCGAAGCAATGGGCATGTTCACTGACGGTGAGAAGACCTTTGAAAACCTGCCGATTGGCCTGGACGAGTACGGATTCATCAACGAAGACATGGACCGTGAAGATTTGATTGGCATTATCAACTCATACGCTGATACTATCGAAAATGACGGCCAAATCGAAGTTGGCGCGGGCAAATTCCTGAAGCCTGTTGTGCCTCTGAGCGCAGTAACCCACTAAAATCGTCGCCCGGATGAAAGTCCGGGCTTTTCACCAGAGGTGAGGCACGAGTGATCGTCTACTTTTACATCATGAGCGTCTTCGCGGCGCTCGTTCTTCTCGTTGATGCTGTGATTTGGGAGACTCGAAAGCGTCTAGGCCAATTCGATGAGCCGAAATTCTCCAAAGGTGAGCTGTCAGATGCTGTAACAGCACTCCTGTTCAGCGGTAAAAGCAAAAGGTTGATCTGTAAACAATACGGAATCAACTATTCAGAAATCAGAGACTGGGTAAAAGGAGTCAAGTGATGCGCCGCGCCGTGCTAATGATGACTGTCAGCAATTTTGGGAAGGGCTATGGGAAAGTCACCTGTCGCCTTGGGAAGAATACTTACAGCTTTGACTGGGATTCTTCTGTCTGCCAGACCAACAATGAGATGGACCATATCCGTGAGATAGCTCGCTTGGTCCAAAATACTGTTCAGCAGAACCTTCCGGCTGGTAATATCGCTGAGGTTGATCTTGAAGAGCTGGTTTTGCCGATGGAATACGACTTCCCAATCAAAACTTACGCATTTTTATTTATGATTCACAAGGGTAAGCAGTAGACTTCCACCCACGGACTGATGGGTGGAAGTCTTGGGTGCTATCTCTCCATTGGACATATTATGCCGGATTTGGAAACCTTATGGCCGGGTGGGAGAAGTTCAAGAAGAGCTGAAATGTAAAGGAAGTTGAATGAACATGAAGAAAACTGAATCTGGCCGTGAGTATATCGAGTACCCTCACGGCTCGCAGGTAATAGCCACAAGGATTGAGTATTTTAAGCATGCTCCAGATACGATATCTCAGAATCCTGGTGACATTATGATGGTTAACCACGACCGCTGGGAAGATGGACCAGCGGGAACCTCAACGAAAGGGATTCACAAGGGGCTGGGCACCAGTATGAAGCGCCGCAGCTGCCGTCTGGCTACTCCAGATGACGAAGGATATCTGGCGACGGTCGATGAGTGGTGTGAACACTTCAAGATTCCAAAGGATATCCGGGCGCGACTATTCTTCTGGCGGTTTGTGTCAATTTTCACTTTTATCGAATTATTGCTAGTCACCCTCAAATAACTGGCGTATAATGGTTGACATAGGAGGAGCGCGGTGCTCCTCCCAAATCCTAAAAGGTGAATATCATGACTGACCGTTTACAGATTTCCAAACTCAAAGTTGTTAAATCCCGCTCTTTCGAAACCCTGTGCTTCACCGCTGAGCTGTCCTTCGATGGCAAAGTGATCGCTACTGTTGAAAACCAAGGTACTGGCGGCTCAAACTTCTGCCGTGCTAAACCTGGCTGTGTCGAACTTCTCCGTGCTGCTGAAGCATATGCAAAATCTCTTCCTGCTGAGAAATCTGACTTCGGCGACCTGCCTATGGATTTGGATTTTGCTATCGGCCTGATCGTGGAAGAGCAGAACCGCAAGGCTGAGCTGAAGAAGGAATTCCAAAAGGTCGCGAAGAAATGTGGCTTCATTCGTAACGGTCAAATCTTCACTTTCCCTATCAAAGTTGAGCTGAAAGATTCTCCTGAACGCTGCGAACTGTTCGCCCGTATCCACAGCCAGCACCATGGTATCCAGATTCTCGCTGAAATGGAAGAGTCAGTTGCCTTCGAAAAATTTTGCGAAATTATGAAATAAATGTAGACTCGCCATAATAATGGAGTATAATGGTTGACATAGGGGAGAGAAATGTTCTCTCCCCAAAACTGAAAAAGGATTCGAACATGAACACAGTAACTACTTCTCGCCGTGGAAATATCATCGATGTTATGGTGAACGGTCGCTTCAAAGGAACTGTAACCTATGTTGAAGGCAAAGGCTACTCTGACGGGTTCGAATTCTTTTCTGCCGAACATTTTGCTGTATACTCTGTGGAGAAACGTTAATGGCCCAGCTGCATAAAAAGGCAAAAGATTTGGTTGTTGGTGACATCGTGAAGAAAGGTCGTGACCAGCAACGTGTTAAGGAAGTGGTGGTGAGCCCAAACGCGGTTCACCTTGTTCTCTCAATCGTCGGAAAGCGCGTGCTGCGCCCTGAAGACACTGTGCTGGTTATCGTCGATGATAGTCAGTTTAATTTCCACGGTAACACTGAGGACGGTTCTGCCGTCTTCTCTGGAGTTAAGTTATGAACTGGCCACTGTTAGTCCTTGGGGTGATCGCTTTCGTTGAGCTTGTGATCATCGTCCTGCAAGACCGCTCCATCAAGATGCTCCTTCGTGACCTTCGCGAAGTCTCCGCTGTCTTGAGGCGTAACGAGCCGGACATGAAGAACATGTCTGAGGAGCTGCGTATGTACCGCTCAGGCGCTTCCAGGGAGGAGGTTGCCGCGCACTATGAGGCGCAGCGAATTCTCCGTGAGCGAGTTGAATCTAACAAAGACCACTCTGCCTTTGGAGGTCAATAATGGCTCTTTACGCAGTGTTTACCTTATCGATGCCGAACCGTGGCAGTTGGAATGGCGGTTGGTCTGGCGAGCGCGAAAAGTATGTCGTGGCCAGAACCGTGAAGAACGAAGACCTGAACGGGCGCTCATTCTACTACAACTTTGGCGATGGATGGGGTGCTAATGTCCATGTTGACGTCTTCGAGGGAGCCAAGGCGAAGAATGCAGCCATCAAAGGCTCGAAAGGGTTCTGTGGTTACGATTGGATGGTGGACTCCATCTTGAATTATGATCGAATCCTAACTGACGATCAGATTGCGAAGTTGAAAGAAACTTCACGGATGAAGGATTAACTGCTTTACTCTCCCGTTCACTAGCGTATAATCATTTTTAGAGGGTGAGATGGTCTTGCCCTCCTAATGAGGAAAGCGTTATGAAAGTTAGCTTCAAAAGTACCTCCACTGAAGGCCAATGGGCCATCCTCCTTGGTGACGAGCAAATCGGCACCATCCACCGCACCCAGACTGGATTCTTTTGCATGATGCACGGAGACTGGGCTGGCCTACGCGCTACTGGCGCCACTCTCCCGGCCTGTAAAGAGGCGGTGACCTCCCGTATCGCCTATGCCCGGAACCACGCCTACAACGCGATAGCGTATGTAAAATCTGGCGCGGCGACCGTCCGTGGCCTCAAGCTTTCCTTCGCGGAAATGCAAGGCGTCGATACCAAGCCGATGACCAACGATAAATTTCTCAAGTTTTGTGAGAAAATTGCTAAGAAGTTGTAGACATTCAGAAGTGAGTGAACTATAATTATTGACATAGGGAGAAGGTTTTCTTCTCCCATTTTGAGGAGAATAACATGAAAACTTCTGATTTCAACAAACTAATGAAAACTTTTGGGCTGGGTAATGCTCGTTATCGAAACAGCACTGCCCTGACAGGTTTGTCAAAAGGGAAGTGCATCAGGACAGCTTCCGGCTTGCTAAAAGCAATATGGGTTGCTGATGTCAGCCCAACTACCGTTACAGACCCACAAGATCGTAATTTTCAAACACTTCTGAGCAAATTCTCTAAAGAGGGATTTCATGTGGAAAGGGTGGGTGATGTATGCGCAAATGTGACTGGCAATGGAATGAATTTCATCATTAAGATGTCTGCCTATCCATCTTATGAGGGCAATGGGTACGATTCTGGTTACTTGACTTACTGGGCTCAAATTATTCGAAAAAAGTGAGAATAAATGTAGCTTCCTCAGATAAGTGGCGTATAATGGTTGTTAAGGGAGAGGTGATGTGCCTCTCCAAAACTAAAGGTGATCTAAATGAGCGTTTATTCCACTTATAACTCCCGAGAACTGATGATGGCTCAGAAATCAACTAAGTCTGCGGTCACTCGTGTTCAGAATGACCGCCGCGCCGTGAACCGTGGCAACCAGATCACCCGCCTGACCAAACAGCTGCGTGAAATCGAAGTTGCTATGGCTAATCGTTAAGAGGATTCTCATCATGGCATTCTATATGGTAATTGACCCTGTTAAAACTTACAAGACCGCTGCTAACGCAATGATGGCGGTTGAGAAGCGCCCAGCAGCTCGTGAGTCAAAGTGTCGCTTCTTTATCACTGAGTACATGGGTCCAATCGAAAAGCATCAGGGGCGCTTCTTCCCGGTCTTCGTCGGCATGGAAGCTGTTGCCGATGGACTCCACCATCACTTCAACGTAATAGGGTGATATATGCTCTACAACTTCAACACTGGAGCGTCCTTTGGGCGCTCTATCAACGCAGCTCTGGAAGTTGATCGCATGATCGAAAGAGCAATTAAGTACATCTGCGACGCAAAGAACATCTATGTCGATGCAGCTGGGTCGCCTCACCTCTTCCTCCTCGAAATCCAAAAGATGGATGACCCGTCGAAAAGGCGCTACACTATACGCTACCGGGATGGAAACATCTTCGTTGGCTCATTCGTCTTTGTTACCAGCTTCGATGACGAGAAGAAGTGCATCGTGCTGAAGATATCTGAATTTAAACTTGAGGAAGAGTAAATGGAATCAAGGTTTGAGGCTCCTGTTCCGTTACAAAAAGGCGCTATTGCTATGTGCTTGAGAGGGCACTCTGCTGGTCGTTCTGTTCTCTTGATAAACAGCAATGAGACTGGAGATAAATGGTATGTTGTTACAAAGCGCGGCGCTAAATGGGTTGTTCCTTCCTCGCACCTGCTGATGATCGAGGGCTATGAAGGCCAGCCAGGTCACGACCGTCTTGTCATCCACGCGTATAAAAAGATGGCAAAGTAACACGCAATCTGCTTTACTTTATGAACCTTTTGGCCCATAATATCTCTCATAGGCCGGAGCGATTCTGATCTGGCCCTTCCCAACAAACCCAGGAGCGTTACCATGATCACCATTACTTTTGCTGAAGACTTTGACAAGCCAGAGCATACCGCTCGTGACCTCGCTGAGTGGTACAACGCGAACCGTGGCGAATCCGATAAGGCAATGCCAGTGTTCGGTTTCCGTACCAAAGCGCAAACCATCAATGCCTGTAAGCAGCTGATGAAGGCCATTGATGCGCAGATTGAGTTCGAAGATGCGACTGAGGGAATGACTGACGAAGAGGTCACTGCCTACTTCATGGGTGGCCTGGTCAAAGAAGACGAGCCGAAAGAAAAGGTGAAGGTTGAGCGTCAACCTAATGAACGCCGCGCATCCAACGCAGATGGCATTAGCGCTTCCTGGAAAGATGAGAAGATCAAGACTGCTCGCACTACCCGTAACAAAGTGAAGGTTACGTGGAAAGACGGCAGCGAGGTGTATCGCTCTGCTGGTTCTGCGTTCGCTGCGCTTGGTCTCCCAGATTCAAAGTGTATCCGTTTCCGTCTGAAGTTGAAGGCCAGTGGTATGGAAGTTTTCGAGCACGCTGGTGAAAAATATACTTTTGAGATTGTGGAGGGATAAGATGGTCAAGATTGATAAATTGGTTAATGTAACCATCGTAAACCACGACGAGATCAACAAGGCTTTAGATGCTGAAATGGTTCGTCGCGCTGGCGATGCAGCTCGCATGCTTCGTGAGGTCGCTGACCAGCTTGATTCTAACCCAGGTATGTTCAAATGGCTTGACGTTATGCGTCAACCGGGTGAGCGCTCCATCGTTCTTATTTGCAAGGATTGACTATGGGTCATTCCATCCCACTGAGTAAAGAGAAGGTGCGAGACGCAGCAGCCAAAGGTCTTCGTCACCTTGCTAGATCAATCCAGCACGATATTAAGGAATTGGTCAGCATGGAGGTTGAAGTTGATCAAGAAAATGTAACATACACAATCGTTGTAAAGAGGGATAAAGAATGACTGACAAAATCCATACAGGCTACCCGGACTGCTGCGCTGACTGTGAACTTCAGTTTGCTATGAAGTTGAGTGAATCGCCAGCCGTCGCGAAGCCCAAGAAGCGCACTTGGTTCATTAGCTATGCCTGGCGCTCCTACTCCGTTGCTATGGAAGAGCGCAAAACCGGGTTCGGGAATGTATACCACCATGACTTCCGTGGGCTGAATATAACCGCAGAGGATATCGCCCTGCTGGAGAGAAACATGGCCATCCATCACCGTCCGTTTGGCGGTAATCCAGCTGATGTATGCGAAGTCGTTGTGCTTAACATTGTGGAGGTTGGCGCTATATGAGTATGTCACCGAAGTGGGCTCAAACGGCAGTGGCATCAGGGCTTTTGATAGTCTTCCTTGGGTTCGTTGCCTTCGTTATCAATACCGTTCACGATGGTCGCCGGGAGAAGGAGTCATTGAAGTTAGAGCAGCCAGCAACCAAAGAGAATGACTGGGTTGACATCGGCGGCCATACCAAGAAACTCATCGACAAGGACAATAATGTCGTGTGTTATAAATTCAGCGCTTCAGCGCAGATTTCGTGTGTGGTTGGTTATGGGGAGGCGAAATGACCAAAAATCCGTCATACACCCTTCCTATGGATGAGACCATGAGGAGGGTCTTCTGCCCTGAGCCAGATATCCATCGTGAAAAGCGTGAACGTCGCGAAGCCAACATGGAGCGCAAACTTATGAACGCTGGATTTACTTCGGCACAGACTTGGGCTATAATTGAACTCTTTGAAGAGGAGAAGCAAAATGCACGTATGTGAGTTACATGGTATGTTTGCCCATATGGACTTCTGCCCAATGTGCGCGCCGATTGAGAGACGTCCAGCCAACTATGAGAAGAATCCATTCACACCAGCCAATCCTGACCCAAGTGGCCCATACAAAGAGCAAGCCCATGTTCGCGGTTGGCTTCTGACCTACATCTACAAAGATTCAGATGGGATCACCGGGCATGGTAATCTGGAGCACTTCCGCATTGGCGAGTCTGAGCCTACTTTCAAAGAGCTGTGCCAGATGCGCGACAACAAGCTGGATGAATCGACCTTCCAGAAGCTAATCTGGCAAGGAGTGTTCAAATGCGGTATCATTCCACTGGATGAAATCCCGGCGCGAACTCTGGAAGCCCTCAAAGCTGACGCAGAGAAAGCAGGGCTGGAGTTGGTCTAATTAACATCACCACAGGATAAAGATTAAATGGCTCTCAAACAAGTAGTTCCAATTCGCGCTTGGCTGATCTCTCTTCAGGGCAATGACGCCCAAGGAAAGATCATTTTCTTCTCCCGCTATCTGTACCGTTTTGACGATAACCGAATCCACCCGGCTGACGTCGATGCTCTGACGAACTCTGCTATTGAGCATATGGTTCTGCGGTCTTGCTGCGTTATCGCGATCAACCCACTCTCCCATGTTACCATCGATGAACTCCCTGAGACCGTCCGAGTGCCGATGGCAGCGCGGGCAGTTGAGTTGGGTCTGCTGGATATGGAATTGGCGCTGGCGAATGGCTGGATTCCAAAACCTCCAGAGGAAGAAGGTGTGATGGATGCGTAACCAATCGGCTTGCCAGGAGGCGATGACCGAATGGATGGTCATGAAGGATAATGTGAAAGTTGGGCAGGTTTATGACTCTGGTGGCTCGTTCTTCGTCGTGACCGGAATCGACTACTCAACCAACATGGTCTTTGTGACTGGCGATATCATAAACGACGATGAGCGAAAGGCAGATGTTGTTCTTGGCAGGACGATAATGCTGGCTCAGTTCCCTGATCTCTACCTGGAAAGCGTTCTTGATTCTCATATTTGGGGCGCTTTTTACAAGTCTAAACTGCAACAAGTCTCTGATACCTTCTGAATGTACATGCGTGGCTTCGTAGGAGGCCACGTAAGCGATTTTAATCTGACCCGGTACGTTCGCCCACACTCTACCCCTTGCACAGCATCTACCCCCAAAAGCGGAATGTATAGGCCCAGATGCAGGGCAAAAAGAAGCCCGGTGAGTAACCGGGCCAGCCAGAAGAGTAATGCAACGGTAGGTGCCGCGAATTATTCCGCAGTCTTGTTGGTGTCCTGCTCAGTTTCTGCTTGCTTGGTTTTCATGGTAGCATAGAAGTCAGCCATGCTAGATCCTTTGCGAGTCTTGCCATTCTCATCCACGATGGTGATGCCGATCAGAACATTCAGCTCTTGAATCGCTCTGAGACGGGTAGAGCCTTTCTCCAGATCATCGTTGACGATGACGAGCATCTTATGTACTGATAACTTCTCATTCCAGAGTTCATCAATCTGGACTGCCTTCAGCTGAGCTGCGAAGTTCTCCTTGTAGTAGTCCGTTGACTCCAGTGAGTGAACTCTGGTGCTTGAGTTGGAGTCATAATATTCCTCCCCAAATACCCGGCGCAATGCTTTGAGTGGCTGCATTCCATGTACGCGCTGACGGATATATTCGTCAACTGACTCTTTGTTATTATTGCACCATGTCTCCGTCGCCATCTGCTTTGGAGCGGGAGCAGCGCCATATTCATATTCTGACATGATGATCAATTCCTTTAACATTTCATACTGCGATGGAGTGATTATATCGCGTGCTGTGTTGTTTGGGTAGTGGTGCGGAGTGTCCAGGTGAGAAACAGCTGCATATTACGGCGAGGAAAAGCGATATAACGTTATTAATCAACTGGTTAGCGCCGCCACATATCGGTTTATATATCGAGTTGGAGCTGCCGCGCCCACAGGCGATATATGGCGTAAGTCGTTGATTTGCCGCAGGATTATTTGCATATATCTCTCCATATAACGGCATATAACGGTAATATTCGTAAACTTTTTAAAAAGAGCCTCCTAGGACCATGTGCAGAAAAGTTTATAGGGAAATACCGTAATACCGTTATATCCTGCGGCCTGTACCACTGAAAACCACCTTATAAATCATCGGCTTGCACATTATATCGCTTTTATATAACGCTGCCGTTATATAGCCGTTATTTCAGCGTGCCAGCAACTCACGTTAGTAAACACTATTCAGGATCAATAGTCTATTCCTATCTCACACAGAATATTGTTCCAAAGCTAGATACAGCAACGCCCCCAGCTTTTACACCAGAGGCGTTGAATTATTTCCCAAACAGACAGGGTCTTCCTTAACCCATGCTTTAATATTAGCCTATCGGCATCAATAAATCTACAACTGGACATGGCGCGGCATTCATCAGAATACTCCTAATCCTGATCCTCAGCTCACCCATCAAAATCCGTCATTCTCTTTCATAGCAGATTGAATAGCAGACTGTACCACATCGTCTCCGCCGATAAATGCATCCACACTATCCTTCGGCACATTACGATAGAAGAAATGTTTCTTCGCCGCGAATGCATCTTCACAGCCACGTAATAAATATCCACGGCCATATGGCGGAATAAGCAACTGCTCATATCCATAAGAGATAAGCAAGCGCTTAACTGCTGCGAAGTTAATCGAACCTTTCTGTCGCTTATTCCACTGCTCAGATAGTTCAGTATTGGTGACGAACATGCCATCGTTCTTACGCCCTCTCACCTCTTCATATCTGGCTGAGAGCATAATTCTATGCAGAGCGGCCTCAGTAGTTTCATCACGGATGATACCACGACCAGCAGCGACCTCAGCAGCAGAGAAGTTGGATACAAGTTTCGAGCATTCACCAACAAAGTTGTTATAGCCATCTTGCCCGTTATCGTCGAACCACTCCTGGCATTCGGCCATAATCTGCCACACATTCTCAGCGAACGTAGAGAAATCTGCCTTCCAGTCGTCGCCTTTATACCACATCGGCTGGCCGTCTACATCGTCAATCTGGTTAACGAAGAATGGGAAGAATCGACGGTTGCCCGTCTCATCACGGAAGAAGCCATCATATGAGTTGCCATCCATAACGATAACCCACTGGCGAGGCATATCTAAGCCCTGCTGATATTTATGGTGAACGTTATCGACGGTGCGAGTCATAAACTCTTTGATGGTCTCAATATCTGCCTTTTTGAAACCCTTCATCTCACCGATGTTCGCAATAATAGAGTTACCGGTGATACGGCGCAACCAGTCGTTAGTATTACGTTCAATATCGTTAAGGCTGAGCGCTGTAGGTGCGGCGTGAGGGCTGCCAATTAATAACTGGCAAAGTGCTACTGAGAAATAAGATTTACCAACGCCTTGGTGACCGATCAGAGCAATGGAAATAGGCGCTTGACAACCAGGATTGAATATACGGTTATATAATGAGAGCCAGAAATATTTATTCAGCTTTCTGTTAGTCTCATTATTCTGTAGTTTAAATAACTCAATCAGATATTCTTCTGTGCGCTTCTTATTATCCCACTCAGGCGTGTTATCCTGAACGTTCTTAATAAGGCTATTGCGGTGATGCTTCTTCGCCCAGCGCTCAAACGACTTATCCAGAGTTTCATAATTCTGGTTGGTCATTTTGACCATCTTTAAACAGGCCGCGAGTTCATCAGCGTGAGAGTTGAACTCTGATATCGGTTCGCCCACATGGTCAACGGCACGTCCACGGAAAGTATCGAAATATGGGTGAGATACTACTCCGCTGCCGTGATCAAACAATACATCAAAGAATACTGAGCGGTTGCGGTCGCTATTAGGGATTGGCTTAGTTTCGCCATCAGGGCTTGCTTTAAACTCTGGGAAAGAAAATGCATCGAGGTGCTGTAAATAAAGTGTGCGCGTTCTTAAATCGTTTGTGTTAATGATTTCGGCTGGAGCGCCGTCATAATAAGATTCTTTCTTACTCATTACTGGGTTCCTTAATGAGAGTCTGTTTGCTCACGCCGGGAATTGCGTGAGCCTTATATTCTACGCTTCGCTTGGGGTGAAGGTAAAGAAGAGGACAGTAGCAGCGCTAAACTGCCGGACTCTCAACGGGCATATCCTCTATACTAGCCCAATAATTATTGGCAATGTCCAGGTCATCGAATATCGCAGGCATGACCACAACGTCCACGAAGGTTGACCAAGTGAATTTGCCTTTCTCCTTTCTGTGGATATCGTGAGCACACCCGGCTACATATTCGTGCTCTGCCCCTGGGATTCTGGAGCGGAAGTAACCGCCGTATGGGTCGCCGTTGGAGTGCTCATGGCCCAGTGGGCATTTGATACGGATTTTCCCTGATTGGTTCTCCACCAATTTACCATCCGCACCTTCGCCTTGCTGAGCGTCATCGAGAATGTCCCATGCCATACGGAACCACTTCTCATTATACTCACGCTCCATACGCATCCACTTCGCTTTATCCTGAGCCATTCGGCGAACGTCTTCTGATGCCCCGTTCTCTATCGCGGCCAGTATTCCCTTCATCCTCTCTTCCGCTTCTTCGTCATCAGTCCGGCGAATCGTGCTGATATGGTTCTTGATTTCGAACTTTAATGAGTCAGCGATTTCGTCCATAGTGTAACGGCGGGAGTAGTCAGCGAAATGGAGATTGACACGGAATGGCCGCCCGTTCTCATCGAGATACTTAAATGAGCCGTCGTTGTTGCGCTTATTATTAATCCCATAAGGCATACGGCCAACACGCGTTACGTCCTTGATTGTTACGTCGCCGCCCGCGCCCTCAAGCACAGAGTTAACGAACGAATAAAGGAAAGATTTGAACTGGCCCATGCTCGCAATCGGCTCTTTAAAGAAGTACCAGCACTGATAGTTCTTTGGCGAGGTTTCGACAATCACAGTAGGCGGCGTTTTCTTGCTTCGCTCCAGCCAATTCTCCAATGACATTTCGCCTTTTGAGCCTTTACCCTCTCCGATATCATCCACGAAGAAAGCAAGCCCGTGACCGAACGATTGCTCATCGCGCCAATAACGCATCTTCCCGGTCTTCTTGTTCTCTGACTTCTTCGCGGAGCAGATACAAGCATAGGCATTATCTTCTGATCGGATGTAGGAGTCAGCGCGGTGAGGCTTAGGCCAGAAACCAGAGTTGATCTTCTTCCCAGTTTCTGGGTCAATCTGTACGGTAGCCTCTTCCGCATAGACCACCAGCGCCCTTTCTTCTTCTGGAATGCCTCGCATCAGCTCATTCATGAACTTAATGGCATGCTGTTCGCGTTCTTTCGCCCTACTCATTGATCAGCCCCAAACGTTTATTGATCAGCTTCAGCTCCAGATTCTCGAAAGCAGTTTTGTCGAGGCTTTCTTGGGTCATGGAATCGATATCACCATCATCGTTTTCTACAAAACGAATAAAGTGAACTTTCTTGTCAGTCACCTTAGTCACTGCCAGGTATACCGGGAATTTGAGGGACTTGAATACATTGCCTTTCATGACCAGCATTTATTCTTCCTCCTCTTCACCATCAACATCTGACTCTTCCGTCTCTGGATCACCGACATCAACACCAAGGTCTTTGAGGCGCTGATATAATTTCTCCAGCTCACCCTCCATATATTTGACCACGTGAGGCCTGATAGCATCAACAAATGCTTCATTCTGGTAAGTGCTCTGGATAGTAATGCCCAGGCCGTGACCAGCAGTGACGAAATTAATCTGATACTTCAGCGAGCGAATAGAATCGAGAAGGGCATTTGCCTTCTGGATGTCTTCCATTTTGAATCCCATTATTCACTATCTCCATCACCGAATACAAAACTAGCGATAATGAGCGTACAGAAAGACGCGAAAGCGCCATAACCAAAGCTGTCTGTAAGCTTGTAAACCCAGATGCCCATCGCGAGAATAGCAGCGAAGATAATTACCTGAGTAACACGTTTGATCAGAAGGTCAAAAATTCGTTCCATATTAATATTTCCCGCAAAGGTTACGGCGCCATTCAGCAAACGCCATTGGGTGGAGGACTTCTTTGCGCTGCTTAATTATCGCGGCCAGCGCTTGGTTCTTGCCGCCGATGGTGCCACAGTTCCAGAGCCGATAGCACTCTTCTGCGTCTAACTGGCGCCAATCAATATCGTTGATAGTCGGGTTCTTCTGGTTCTTTACTGGAGCGCTTTCACCATATCCTCTTCCCCAGTGAGAAATCCCTGTAGTATTTCCCGGCTCTTTCTTGAATCCTGAATCAATTTGTCGCTTCATTATTCCTCCATAGGCCGTCCTTGGCCATCTGCTATTAGTTACCTGCCAGACCTTCCTTCTCTTCTGGCGTCAATTGATCTGCGGTCTTATTATACTGAGAAATCATCCGGCGGTCTATCTCTGCTTCTTGCTGATTCATCCAAATCGCATGAGAGATAGCCATTGCGACTGGAGTGTGGCAGTTCATCTTCGCCGGGGTGACTTTTGACTTATTCATTTCTAATCCTCGCTTTAAGTTGGCCTAAATAGTATACTACGAACTCCCAGCCTTTACTAATTAAGTGAGTGTACATTAGATGGCCGAAATTATCTTCAATGAAGGGCAAGAGGTAGCAATTGCCTCAGCCGTTCACTGGTACAGAAGGACACAAGACCGCCGTGAGCGGGTGAAAAAGTATTTCTTTCTTGCAGGGTACGCCGGAACGGGCAAGACGAGCGTTGCGCGTGCCATAGCCGACCTTTGCGCGCCTCCGTCTAGGGTCGTATATATAGCGCCGACAGGGAAGGCAGCGAGCCGCCTACGGGCTAAAGGCTGCTATGGCGCGAAGACTCTCCACAAGTTCCTCTACAACTTCGTTGGAGATTTAGCAGGAAAGCCGGAATTCGTGATGAAGGGTTCGCTGGAAGAAACTCCACTCCTCATCGTTCTTGACGAAGCATCGATGGTTGGCAAGCGTGACTTCAATAACCTCCTGAGCCTGAATATTCCTATTCTTGCCTTGGGCGATTTGGGCCAGCTAGAGCCAGTTGACGATGAGTCATATTTCGTTCCTGAAAACTGCGATTTCAATCTGGAGAAGATAGAGCGAAACGGCGGAAATATCACGCGTGCTTCATTCTACGTTCGGACTGGCGGCAGACTCCCTTGCCGCGAATATGATGATGTTAAGGTTCGTGATGGGATGGTGCCAGGGGTAGAAATCAAAAGGCATACTGCTGAAGATTCCGTTATTCTCTGCTCATACAACTCAACCCGTCAGCATATGAACTTTAAGGCTCGTGCCATGCTTGGGTTATCCGGTATGAAGTTGCCGCAGCCTGGAGAGAAACTTGTATGTACATTTAACCAGCACACCTATAATATTATGAACGGTGAGCAGGTTATTTTCCATAAGTTCTCAGAAATTCCTCCAGCTGATTTACAACCCGGCGAAGACCCAGAGTTCATTAAAATGATTCACTTCACCTCCCTTACTAATGAGGTGGATGGAGTAGCAAAATGTAATTTGGGTTGCTTCCTTTGTTATGATGAAGCAGATAAAGCAGCTCAAATGAAAATGAGTGGTGGGTGGGACTTCGGATATGCCCTAACTATTCACAAATCACAGGGTTCTGAATGGGATAATGTTCTCATTATTGAAGAATTCTTGAAGGGCGCGTCATATGAGAAACTGATGTATACTGGTATTACTCGTGCCGTTAAACACGTGACCTTATACCGCGCAAATTAATTATGTCCAGTTATAAATAATCTTCCTTTATTGCTTCCCATGGTGGGTAATATCGGGTAAGGTCAATTTACTGATTCGATGAAGCCCGGTTGGGCGATTATTAATAACTAATTTAACAATTGGAGTTTCAAATGTCTAAAGAACAACTGACGCCAGAAGAAAAAGCAGCAAAAGCAGAAGCAGCACGCATCGCTCGCGAGCAGAAAGCTGCTGAAAAAGCACAGAAAGAAGCTGAAGCTGCGAAAGCGCGTGAAGACAAAGCTGCTGAAGCTCAGCGTAAACGCGAAGAGAAAGCTGCTGAAGCTCAGGCGAAGCGTGAAGCAAAAGCTCAGGAAGCTGCTGCGAAGCGCGAAGAGAAAGCGAAAGAAGCAGCAGCAAAACGTGAAGCTGCTCAGGCAGAAAAAGCGAAAGCGCGTGAAGAGAAAGCTGCTGAAGCTGCTCAGAAACGCGAAGAGCAGAAAGCTCAGAAAGCTGCTGAGCGTGAAGCGCAGAAAGCTGAAAAAGAACAGCAGAAAGCTGCTGAAGCTGAAGCCAAAAAAGCACAGCGCGAAGCTGAAAAAGAAGCGCGCAAAGCCGCTCGTGAACAGGCTAAAATCGACAAAGCTGCTGAGCGTGAAGCTGCGAAAGAAGCTGCTAAACAACTTCGTGCTGCCCGTGCTGCTGAGCGCCAGGAAAAGTATGCTGAGCGTAAGGCCGAACGTCAGGCATCCGGTCGCCGTCCGAAAGCAACCCATTTCATCTACCTGGGTGACGAAAAAGCTCTGTCCACTCCGCAGTCCTTCTCCATCCGTGGTAAGGTTCTGGCGGCGATCAAAGAGCAGTCAACCGTTGACGGTGAGCTGGTGATCGGTAAAGAATTCGACATCGATCAGTTCGGCGCGAGCGTTGAACATCTGCTGTACGGCACCTCCGTTCGTTCATACCTGTCCAAGCTGGAAGAAGCTGGCCACGTTGAATTCGTAGCGGTTGAGCCAGAAGAAAAAGAAGAAGGCACTCAGAATGACGGTTCTGATGCTGACGCTGGGGAAGGGAACGACACCGAAGATAACGGTGAAGAATAATTTGTTAGTGTAGTCGCGTTTGGGGAGTCTTTTGGCTCCCCTTTTTTATTACCTAAATTTGGCGTATAATAACCCGGACTCACCCTATTTATCGGAGTGTAAAATGACCAGAGCATCAATCATCGGAGCGGGTATGGCAGGTATGCTGGCCGCCTGTAAATTCCCTGGAGCGACTATCTATGAAGCTGGCCCAGAGCGCGTTGAGCACCGCGCCGTTCTCCGCTTCCGTGACGAGTCGGTCAGCCGCCTTACCGGGATTCCTTTTAAGCGCGTAGAGGTGCAGAAAGCCGTCTATGCTGGGCCGAATAAGCCTCTTATTATCGGGAATTGCCCGCTGAACATTCAGAACCAATATGCCATTAAAGTTACAGGCAATCTTATTAGCCGTTCAATTAATAGTCTGGAGCCTAGTGTACGATATATCGCACCAGACGATTTCCACCAGCGTTTATTGGATAGATTTCGCGGCCAGATTAGTTTCAATTCTCCAGTAACTGATGGCGATATTTTATCCATGCGCGACTTGATGCCGCAAACCGCTATTATCTCGACTATGCCTATGCCTGCTATGGCGAAAATGATGGGGCTTGACGTTCAGGGTTCTGAATTCCGTATGGAGCCTGAGCCGATTCTGGTCACCCGTTATAAACTCAATCTCCCGGTATCGGATGTCTACCAGACAATCTATTTCCCTCAGACGTCAATGCAGGTATATCGGGCAAGTATAACTGGCGGCGACCTAATTATTGAAGGGATTTGCGCACCAGATAAACCAGATTATTTCGCCAGTGGTGAGCTGTCTGAAATCCTGGCTGCTTTCGGTCTTCGCGAAGATCAGGTGACTTTCTCTGAGAAGAAAGTTCAGAAGTTCGGCAAGATTGTCCCTCTGAGTAAACAGGTTCGTGAGTCGATTATTTACGAATTGACCAAAGAGTTTAATGTGTTCTCTCTGGGCCGTTTTGCTTGCTGGAAGTCCATTCTGCTCGATGATGTAGCGAAGGATTTAGACCGATTAGAAAATATGATTGGTGCTAATATGTACGCCAAGCACCTCATGTTCACTGCTAAATAAAGCTATACTGAAGCGCAAGGATGCGCTATAATCAAGAGGTTATCCCAAACCCAAAAGGAGAAATGTATGACCCTCAAATGGCGCGATGGCGTTGTCAGGAAAGTTCTCAGAACGAAGTTCAGCATATGGGATGCTATCGCATCTTTATTCTGTGTTGCTGCTATTATTGCGATTATACTCGTGAAGGTAGCTTTGTGAAGAAACTACTGGCGGCGCTCCTCTTTATTTCATTATCTGTTCAGGCTACTGATCGTGTATTTATTCGGTCGAATGACAATAGCCATTTAATAGCAGATGGCCGCCAGTACGATTTGCGACTATATATGCCAGAAGCCTTTGACCCTGATGGCGTTAAATTTCAGGCCTGGTTCTATGTTAATGATGATATAGACTCAACAATAACCATCCGAAAATATTCTGATAAATATCTAGATTATTCTGAGATAATCGGTAATACTATGGTGGATAGAGGCTTATATCTGGAGAGATAAATGAAAGTAGAATTAATCCGTTATACTCAGGACGCGCTCGACCTGCTGCTTGAGACGAAGAATGCCCGTATGGAGGGCAAGCCGATTTCCGAAATGACGGATTCGGAGAAGCAAGAGCACTGGCTGTATATGCTAGACACCATTAAATCTCCTTTCGACTTCGTGGATTATATTTTTGATATCACCGAGGTATCGAAGAACATGACTCACCAGATGGTGCGTACCCGTACTGGGGCATATCAGGAGCGTACCAGCCGCGCTCAGGAGTCGTCAGCATTTGATGCTATTCGTCCGAAAGCCTTTGAGCATCTGTCTGATGATGATCGAATCTCTCACGGTGATCTGGATAAGGCACTCCAGCAGCAGGATTTAGCTGAGAAGTGGGATGATGCTATGGCGACTATCGATGCACTGTATCAGGAACTTCGTGCTGCTGGAGCAGAGATTCAGGATGCTCGTGGCGTCCTCCCGTCGAATATGCGCACCCACATTATCGCCAAATTTAACCTGCGAACCTTATCAGAAATGGCGAAGAATCGCCTGTGCACCAGAACTCAGGGTGAATACCAAAACGTATTCCGGGCTATGGTCGCGGCAGTCCTCGAAGTACATCCGTGGGCCAATCCCCTCCTCCAGCCGTCCTGTATCGGCGTAGGTAAATGCGCATTTCCTCGTCACGGAAAGGTACATTGCCCATGGTATCGCGATTGGATGGATACGACCTCCCAGCAAGAAGAATTGCGCATTCAGTTCTGGAATGCCGCGCCAATCACCAACAACCCTGTCGCAAAAGACGGAAAGAGCAAAGGATAATAACATGTCTGACGTAAACGATTCACTAGAATTAGAACAGCCAGAGCCTCAGCCGAAAACCACTCAGCAAATTTCGGTAGATATTATCAACCATATCAGGCATAATATTATGAACCCTGATCAGGCTCGCGAAATTCTTTATATTGTCGCCGCCGAACTTCTGGTGAACGCTTTACAGGTTCCCGGTATTCAGGGCCAGCTTCGTGACCCGGACGGCAATATTATGGAAGTAAGCATTGCCGTGGATTATTTTAAGAAAGAAGTTAAGGCAGAAGATAATGTCTAATAATGAAATTGTAGTTCTTGTTGATTTAGACGGTTGCTCCATCGACGACCGCTGGCGCCGTCATTTATGCGACTGGAAAAACCGCCGTTTTGAGAAGTATCACGCAGCGATTAAGGATGATAAGTTTGCACTTCCTGTCATGCGTGAAATTATTCTCCAGCATTGGGCTGCCGGGCATAAAATATGGTTCACTACTGCGCGCCCGATGACAGCAATAACCGATACCCAAGAGCAGATTAAAAAGTTCTTTGGTATGAGTAATGAAAAAGATTACTTCATTAAAATGCGCGGCCATGATCAAGAAGGTATTCCGAGCGCAGACCTGAAACGGGATATGTTCAACCACATTCGCCAGTGCTATCGCTCCGGCACTGTATTCTACGCTTACGACGATCACGGCGAGGTTGCCGGAATGTACCATGATTGCGGGGTTCAACACGCTTATCTGGTAAACGACCGCATAATGATCGACCTTAATTCTGAAGGCTCTGCGCGTCTGGCCCACAAAGTTCGCTGCGGCGAATCGTTCCAGCACTATTGCTACCAGGCACCTAGCCTGAACAATTTCCTTTATGTGTCTGACTTCCTAATCGGTGATACAATCCCAGGAAAGTTTTTCCACGAAATATCAATTTCGAAAAAGCTGAACATTGGGGATTTCTATTATATAGGTGATACTGAAATTAAAGTATCTGCTATGGAAAATATCACCAAGGCCGCCGCAATGCTGAACCCTGTGTTTGGAGATTCTATTGATGAGGCGCGAGATAGACTGCTGAACGAAACTGTTATGCGCTATGATGCATTCCAGCAGCCCGTTAATCTTGATCACGTCTCAATCGATATTAATCGTGACGAGAAAGCCCGGAACGAAAAACTGACTCAGGATATCCAGGACGGGTGGCTTACTCCTGACGTCGCGAACCTTCCGCGAATCCTGGATATGAGTGCCCAGACGTTCTCCGACCGTCGCGAAATTTACGGCGACTCGTCTGATCAGTTCGGGCGAATTATGGCGATACTTATGGAGCATAATAATTTTGCACCTTCGATGGCCAAAGAGCACGAAATGTATATGTTCTTTAATCATATTGTTGGCAAGCTGGTACGTTTTGCGAACTCAGGATTTGAACATATCGACTCCATTCATGATATCATTAACTATGCTGGTTTGGTTGAGTGCTGCGTTATTGGTATTGACCGCGAACTCAAGCGAATCGAAAAGGAAGAAGGAAATGAAAGTGACTGACGGCAATCGCATTAAAATTCGTGTAGAACGAATCGATCAGATAGCAGTTGTTATTGTCTCCGGCGAAGATGGTGAAGTATTTAAATTCGGCATCGACGCACAGAAAGTTATTTCTGATCAGGTAGGCGACATTCAGATATTAGAAATCGAGGGCATCGGGCGCGAATTACCTGCGGCAGCAATGTAATTCTCTTCTCAGGGCAACGGATTGCCCTTATAATATAACTCCCTAATAACCCGTGATGAGGTTATACAACAAATGTTTATAATCCCCAACCGTCCCAAAGTCGGAGTATTCGACTGGGAAACCACTGGCCTCACCAAGCACAAAGATGCCCCTCTCTCTGAACAGCCGCGCGCAATCGAATTCGGTGGACTAATTACTGACGGTTTCGAGATTCTTGATACACTGGAATTTATCGTCAACCCCGGTATTGCTATTGAAGAGATTATCACCAAGATCACTGGCCTGACTAATGCTGATTTAGAAGACAAGCCATATTTTGACGAATATCTTGATGATATATCCAAATTCTTTGCCCCTTGCGATTTCGCTCTTGCCCACAACTTATCGTTTGATAAGGCAATTCTGACTTACGACCTGAAGCGCATCGGCCTGGAATTAAGCGATGTAAACTGGCCTAAGAACGAAATCTGTACAGTTGAGCAGACTATGCAGATGTTTGGGCGAAGAATGCGACTGGAAGAATTATATCGCATGTTCTGTGGCCCATATATTCAGAAGCACCGAGCGCTCGATGACGTTCGGTTATTACACGAAATGGCTGGAAAAGTAGGCGTTTATCAGGCATTCCTTCAGGAGAGTGCATACCATGATTAAAGAAGAGTGGAACGACAATTTCCCTCAGCTGAGAGTCCGTACTGGATATCACACTCGTGAGGTTTATGGCCGAATCGACGATATTCTGGCGCGCCTCAAAGATATTGGCAGCCCGGTCTTCTCCGTGGTTGACTGGAATACTTTCGCTCACGTTCCGGTTGAGCAAGCCGTAAAGAAAGGTGAAGTATCAGCCATCTATGGCGTTGAGGTTCCAATCCTTACTTTCGACGAAGAAGGGGAGCCATCACCATATAAGCCTAAAGCGTGGATGTTGGCAATAGACCTTCGCAAATTCTATAACGCATCTACAAAGTCTGCTCAGAAAGGCGGTCTGACTCCTGAAGAATTCGGAGAATTAGAGGGTGTATTACGCTTCCCTGGCGGCGCTCTGCACCTCCTCTCTCCGGGCCAGTACGACTATATAGACCTTAACCCGGCGAGCGCTCTGCATGCGTTTGCGGGTGTCCAATCCCACAGAGAGTACGGCACCCCGCTCGTTATAACGTCCTATAACGATATGCCGCGCGAAGAGGACAAATCCAATGCTTATGCCTGGGAAGTCCGTGACTCAGTAGGACTGAGGACTCTGGAAAAGCCTAACACGATGTGGGATAAGACATTCAAATTTGTCATGACCGAAGAAGAGTTTGAAAAGGCTATTATTCAGACGGTCGATGTGGCGAATGCGATAAAAGGCCAGAAGCTTAACAAGGCTCCTATTATCCACCTCGATGGCGACCTTCTGGCGCTCAGTCGTGAAGGGCAGGAGTATCGACTAAAGATGGGCCATATTAAGGAATGGACTCAGGAGTATGAAGACCGATTCCAGCTGGAAATCGAAATGATCCAGCAGAAACAGTTTGATTCATACTTCCTCGTGGTTGCTGACCTTATCGCCTACGCCAAGAAACATATGCTGGTTGGACCAGGTCGTGGCTCTTCTGCTGGCTCGTTAATTTGCTATCTCATCGGAATAACGGAAATTGACCCGATTCCTTATGATCTGTTATTCTTCCGCTTTATCGATATTGGCCGTTCAGATTTACCGGATATTGATATTGACTTCGCTGACTCGAAGCGATATATGGTGTTTGATTATCTGAAAGAAAAGTATGGCGCTCAGAACGTTTCGAAAATGGGTAATATATCCACGCTGAAATCTTCGAGCGTTATGGCGCAGGTCGGAAAGAAATTTAATATTCCATTTGGGGAAACTGCGAATGTCAAAACTGCGATTATCGAATATTCTTCAGCGGATGAGCGATATGGTAAGGGGCTGGAAGATACCTTGCACAAGACAAGTCCGGGTATTGCGTTTATGGAACGACACCCGGCGGCAGCGGAGTGTATGGGTGATCTGGAATTACACCCGTCCCACTACGGTGTACATGCTGCCGCTATTCTGGTTTGTAACGAGCCGATTTCAGATTTTTGTACTGTAAACGCTGAAGGGGTTGCCCAGATTGATAAGCATGCCGCCGAATATCTCAATCTACTTAAAATTGATGCTCTGGGTCTTAGAACTCTTGGCATTATCGATGATACTGGGTGCGTTACTGCTGACGAGCTTTATGGTCTGGACTATAATGACCCACAAGTTCTGGCGGTCTTGAACGAAGGGCGCGTGTCCGGCATTTTCCAGTTCGAAGGTGATGCGGTTCGTTCGGTTACTCGTTCCGTCGATGTTGACTCGTTCGCGAAGATTGACCACTTGACAGCTCTCGCTCGTCCTGGTCCACTGGGCTCTGGTATGGCTAACTTGTACATTGAACGAGCTGCCGGACGTGAACCTGTCTCCTACGAGATACCCCAATTAGAGCCTTACCTTAAAGATACATATGGCGTATTCCTTTATCAAGAACAGATCATGGGCGTGGTAAAGGACATCGGTTGTTTTGACTGGGAGAAAACATCAGCTATCCGTAAAGGTATGGCGAAGTCTAAAGGTGAAGAATTCTTTAACTCAATGATTGGCGACTTCGTGAAGGGCGCTATGAGCAATGGGATTAAGGAAGAGGACGCGAGGCGAGTCTGGGGTGAAATGGTAGCGTTCGGTGCATGGGGCTTTAACAAGGCTCACTCTTGCTCTTATGCTGCCGTTACCTACTGGACTTGCTACATGAAGGCGTATCACCGTCTTCCGTTCGCCGCAGCCTGCCTTCGAGCTGCGAAGGATGACACTCAGACGATTTCGATTCTGCGTGAGCTTTCTCGTGAGGGCGTTCCGTATGTGGCGCTTGACCCGGACTACTCAGACATGAACTGGAAAGTAGCAGATGGGAAGGTTGTTGGCGGTATCATGAACGCTAAAGGCTATGGCCCAGTAACAGCTACCAGATATATTGAAAAGCGTAATGCCGGGTTATTGACAGAGAAAGAAAAAGATAAGCTGATGAAGGCCGAATGGAAGTTCAACGACCTTTATGAAGCCCATACCAAGTGGGGAAGGTTCTATGAGAATCCTCGTCTGGTAGGAGTCGAATCTGGAAACCCGATTGTTAATATGGGCGAAGTAAAAGACCGTGATAACTGTCTGGTAATCGCGAAGCTGACCAAGAAAGTCGTTTCAGATATGAACGAAGCTGTTCGTATTAAGAAGCGCGGTGGGAAACGTATCAAAGGCCAGTCAGTATTTATTGATCTGTTCATGGTCGATGATTCTACTGACTCCTCGCTCCGGTTCCGAATTCGTCATGATAATTACCTCCAAATGGGCTTGCCTATTGCGGAAGGTGCACCGATGGGTTCTTGGTGGTTAATTAAGGCGTGGAAACTCCCGGAAATCGATATGTTTATTATCAAAAATATTAAACGAATTGATGACTCATATCGTACTGACGCAGAGGTAAATGCTTTATATGATGCCACACAAGTTTCGTGAGTTAGTAAACGAGCTGCGCCAAACGGCGCGGCAGTTTCATAATTATGGTTGCCTCCGTGAATTAATCGCAGAAGTGTGCCATAAATATATTGAGGTTGATTCCGCGATGGGTAAGAAGGAAACTCAGCGAGTAGTCAATAAATTTATTGACGAGACTCAGAAGAAATTAAAGATTCATAAGATTGAGAATATTGGGCAAGCGATGCCTGACTTAGTCTGTATGAACCGTAAGGCGACAACATTCTGGCTGGAGGCCAAACATCTTGAGGCGCTACCGAAACGGGAAGGAACTTGCCCACTCAAAGGGAAGTTTGAGAAGGGTCAGCAAGGATGGGGAAGGGCATGGAATAGTTGGGGTGGTTTCCACTTTGTTCTGTTACGAGTTAATTCTGGCCCAGGGGCTGGTTGGTACTTGTTCTCTGTCTCTCACGGCGACCTCGAAGAAAAGACCTGGGAGCAGTTGAAGTCTGATTCCATGGTAACTGAAGGTCTGGATAACATCAAACTATTTTTGGAGCATCTGTGAAAACTAAACCGATGAAGCACCAGGAAGAAGGCCTGGCGCGTATGAAGGGGAAACGGAACTTTGCGCTATTCATGGAGCAGGGAACCGGTAAAACTTGGTTGTCTTTGGCTGATCTTGAAAGCTGCTATATGGACGGGAAAGTTGATGGCGCTCTTGTGGTGGCTCCAAAGGGAGTTCACACAAACTGGGTTCGTCGTGAGATTCCTACTCACGTGGAAGTTCCAACAGAGCTGTATTGCTGGAAAGGTCGCCCAGGCTCGAATGTCCAGAAGAAAAAGCTGGAGGAAGTCTTCAAGCCGTGGGTATTGACTAATCGTAGACGGCCTATGCGTGTTCTCTCTATGAACATTGAAGCGCTGAATACCGCTGCCGGGCTAGAGCTTGCCGAACGGTTCCTGAAAGACGGGAAGATGATGATCATTATGGATGAATCTACCCGTATCAAAAACCCGAAAGCGCAACGAACCAAAAAGGCAATCAAAGTTGCCCAGCTGGCCATCGCGCGGCGAATCCTGTCTGGTACTCCTATGCCGCGAGCACCGGGTGATCTGTTCAGCCAGTTCGAATTCCTGAAGAAAGGTCTTTTGGGGACAACTTCATATTCAGCATTCGTTCGGGAATATACTGAGCTGCTTGACCCGTCTGATCCAGAAATGATCGCTATCATGTCAGCATCCGGCAGCAAGTTCCCTCCTCAGATTCCGAGAAAGGATGAATGGGGAAGACCGATTTACAAGAATCTTGATCAGCTGGCGAGAATGATTCAGCCTCATTCCTATCGCGTCAAGAAGGAAGACTGTTTGGACTTGCCGCCGAAAGTATACAAGGCAGTTTATTTCGAGCTGACCAATGCTCAGCGTAAGGTCTATGAGCAGCTTGAGAATGATTATTCATATCTGTTCGTTGACGAAGATATGGGCATGAGCGAGGAAATGAGCTTTGCCTCTATCGCTGCCCGGACGAAGATGAAGCAGGTTACTTCTGGTTTTATCAACATTTACGGCGAGCCAGTTCTGCTGCCTCCTGAAGACAACCCGCGCTTCGATGCCTTTACTAGCTGGGCAGAAGACATGATGGAACTTTACCCGGATGATCAGTTTATCGTTTGGGCTATGTTCGATCAGGAGCTGGAGCAACTTTACAAATGGTTAAAGGACAAAGGCGAATCTGTAGGAACCTATAAAGGAGACACAAAAGACTCTGATCGTGAAGCCCTCATTGATGACTTCCAGGCCGGGAAGGTTCGTTGGTTCTTGGGCAACGCTGCTGCTGGCGGCATTGGTATTACTCTGACAGCCGCGCAGTGGACTGCCTATTATAGTTGTTCATTCGACAATGAATTGCGTCTCCAGTCAGAAGACCGTAACCACCGCATTGGTACTAAGGGCACTGTAACATACTTCGATTTCATCGGTGAAAGTACATTGGATGAAGACATCTTGCGGAACCTCGACCACAAGAATAAGACGGCAGCAGCGGTAATCGACGCGCCACGCCAGTGAATAAACCTTTGCCGCGCTCTCCGGGCGCGGTATAATTATGGCTCTGAGATAGTCCGATATTTCCCAGCCAGTAAACTATCCATGGAGGCTCATTTATAATGGCCATTGATTATTTTGAAGATGAAATACAACCGGAAGGTGCAACACTGGAGCGCCTCTTGGAGTACGCTGATGAGATCACCCTTCTCGAAGCAGAGATTGCGGATGATACCGTCAAGCTTGCCGAAAAGAACGAGAAGCTGAAGAAGCTTACTCAGAAGACAGTACCTGGCATCATGAAAGAGCTACAGCTGAAATCCTTCAAGTTGAAAGACGGCTCTGAACTTCTGGTTGAAGACAAGATTCAGGCGTCCATTCCAGCAGCGAAAAAGGCTGAAGCGTTTGAGTGGCTTGAAAAGTATCATTTCGATGGCATCATCAAGACCTCTGTTTCAGTCTCGTTCGGTAAAGGTGAAATGGAAAAGGCCAAAGAAGCGCAAAAGGTTCTGGCCGAAAAGGGCGTTATTGCGACAATCGACCGTTCTGTTCACCCGGCCACTTTGACTTCATTCGTGAAGGAACGTCTGGCTGCGGCCGCAGAAGAACAGGCTGAAAAACCAGAAGCGCCGGAAACTGTTGGTGATGGATTCGATGACGCACCGGGAGAAGAAGTGTTGAAGATTCCGAACCTTCCACAAGACATCTTCAGTGTTTTCGAATTCGAGCAGTGCAAAATAAAACTTCCCAAAAAGAAAAAGTAGTAATATAATCAAGGTCAGGCAGTAATTGCCTTTCCCCAACCGATAAATTGTTAAGGATACCAAGATGGCTCCGAAGAAAGAAGACGTAAAAGGCACTGAAGTAGCGACCTCCAACCAGAATGCAGTAGCACTGGACTTTATGGATGCCCAGGACTTCGGTGGTGGTTTCGAAGGTACTGACAGCGAATCGTTTGCGATTCCCTTCCTGCAAGTCCTCCAGAAAATGTCACCTCTGGTAGATGAAGATAGCCCTCGTCATATCGAAGGTCTGAAAGCTGGTATGTTCTACAATACCGTTACTGGTGAAAGCTGGGAAGGTAAAGAAAAAGGCGTGCTGCTGATCCCTTGTGCCTTCAAGCGCTCCTTCATTAAGTGGGGTGGCCGCGAAGGTGGCGATGGCGGTTTCCAGGGCGAATTCACCGTTGAGCAGTTTGAAGAAATGATGAAAGACCCAACCAAAGTCCAGATGGTTGACGGTCGCCCATACGAGCCGGATGCAGACGGTCATGTGAATGAGAAGAAATCCAGCTACTACGCTGACACCCGTTCTCACTTCGTCCTGATCCTGAACGAAGAAACTGGCGAATTCGGCCAGGCAATCTTCTCTCTGGCTTCTTCTCAGATCAAAGCATCTAAGATGCTGATGACTGCGCTGAACCAGAAGAAAGTTCAGACGCCGCAGGGCTTGCGTACTCCTCCGACTTTCGCAAACGTAGTTCGCGCGAAAACTCAGGGCATGAGCAACGACAAAGGTTCATGGTCTGGCGTTAAGTTCGAGCTGGAAGGTCTGGTCACTGATCCGAACCTGTACGCGAATGCTAAAGCATTCTATCAGGACATCGTGAAAGGTAACGTCAATGTGGACTACTCAAAAGCAGACGCTGCTAGCACCTCCGGCGCTGATGACGTAAGCGATAAGCCGAAAGAGGCAGAAGGGTTCTAAACCTAATAACTGATCTGGCCGTCCAATGGGCGGCCTTTTTAATGGTGGAAAGGAAAATGGATTGGAAAACAGTTGGGCAATCGGTCGCGAAAAGTCTGCCGATTCTTGGGACGGTTCTGGGCGGGCCAGCTGGCGGCGCTATTGGTACATTAGTCGCTTCTGCCCTTGGGGTAGAGGATAGCCCGGAAGCAGTTAACAGCGTAATCGCTAATGATCCACAGGCGCTCGTTAAGCTACGGGAGCTGGAGTTGAACAATCGGGTACAACTACAGCAGCTATTCGTTACGGCCCAGAGCAACCAGCTGAACTACGACCTGGCCCAGTACCAGGCGGAAGTTAGCGACCGGAACTCAGCGCGTGACCTCGCTTCGAAAACGCCGCGCGACATCACCCGTCCTACAATTGCCTTTCTTTTTATCGTGGGAGCGATTATAATCATAGGACTGATCTTCAGTGGGGTTAGCGAATCTCTTCTCAGAGACCCAACAGCCTCTCTGACCATCGGTACTGTGGTCGGGTTCTGGTTCAACGAAATGAAGCAGATTATGGGCTTTTACTTCGGAACTACCCGTGACGCAAACCGCCAGGCAGACGAGATCACCAAGTTTGCCGTTAATCCAGATATGCTTGTAGCAGACAATAAAGGGAAAAAGAATGCTTAGTTTATCACACCTTTCAGAGCGAATCCGCTCATGGGCAGTAGCACGTAACATCGTTGACGGCGCTACTCAGAAAGATCAGTTTATCAAGCTCAATAGCGAGTTTGGTGAGTTGTGCATTACGCTTGATCACCTTGATTATTGCGCACCAGAAGAGAAGGGTGAGCTCATGAGCCAGCTTCAGGATGATATTGGTGACAACTATGTTGTCCTTACTATCTTGGCGGCTCAGCAAAAAGTAAACATTGAAGACCTGAAGCCTGAAGAAGTGACCCTGTGTTGTGATCACGTAAAACGTCTGGCAGCAGCTTATGGTAAGCTGGGTGATTTGATTCTGAAGGGTGCAAGTGATATTGTCCCAGACTATATCGAAAAGGCACTTGGTCACCTGAAGTGGATTTGCATCGATCACGATATGGACTTCAACACTTGTATCGCTGCAGCCTATGACGATATCAAAGACCGTCGCGGCGTCATGTATCACGGCGCTTTCGTCAAATCCACTGACGCACGCTATGAAGCATGCTGCGCAGAAATCGGGGTGAAACCATAATGGCTAAAAAACCGTTTAAAGGCTGCCAGCGTAAAGACCTGAAAAATGGTCTGGTATTCCCTCTTGGACTTTCGTTCAAAATTGACGGGTTCCGCTGCATGGCTTATGATGGCCGCGCGAATAGCTCCAGTGCGAAGGAGTTTCCGAACCGTTATACCCATAAAATTTTTATTCAGGCTGCTGCTATTCTGGACGGTCTGGACGGCGAGCTTTGCGCTGGCGAGCCGAATGACAAAAACCTCATGCAGCAATGTACTTCTGCGTTCAACTCTATTGAAGGCGAGCCGGATTTCACTTGGTGGGTCTTCGATGACTTCTCTGATCTGACTCTGGACTTTGAAGAGCGTTATGCGAACTACCAACGCCGGGTAGAAGAAGGGAATGACCAGCTTGAGGCCATGGGTCTTCCTCGCTTCCTCCGGGCTGTAGAATATCGTATGATCCATAATCAGGAAGAATATGATGCGATGCAGCGCGAGGCCAGTGACCTTCGTTATGAAGGGCTGTATGGCAAGTCTTGGAAAGGGAAGTACAAGCACGGGCGCGGTACGCCAGTTCAGGGAATCTGCTGGAAGGATAAACCGTGGACTGACGAAGAAGGTCAGATTGTTGACTTTGTAGAAATGGAAGAGAATACCAATGAAGCTTTCACGGATGAGCTTGGGCGTACTAAGCGCTCAACCCATCAGGAAGGTCTGGTTGGTAAAGGTATGCTGGGTTCATACGTTGTTATCAACCCAAAATACTGTGACTCGAAAGGCCAGCCCATCCCGTTCCGTGTAAGCTGCGGCTCCATGACTATGGAAGAGCGTGAAAGACGTTGGGCAAGCCGCGACAGCGAGCGTGGGCAGATAATCACCTACAAGTTCTTTGATTTCGGAATCGTTGACGTTCCGCGCTCCGCTATCTATAAGAGCCACCGCCCAGACTTCGATTTGTAGTACACTCAAGCGCTCCGGCTCGTTCTTCGGGCTGGAGTCTTACCCTACTTAATCCTTCTGTCAGTGTACGATATTTAGGTCATAACTATTTAACACTTTTCGAACGATTTTTCTTTACTCCAGATGGAACTAGCGTATAATCATTATCAGAAGGGCAAGAAATTAATTAACTGAGGATTTGAAGATGGAAAAGATTTTCTTTAACAAAACCGAAACTGTACGAGTTTTCAAAGCGACTGAAGGTGTTTTTGGTAACACTTATGGTCTGAAAGACTCAAACGGTCGCTCCTCTGGTCAATATCTTGTTCTTTCTCCATATGGTCGTTTCTACTGGGACACCCGAATCGATGCAATGAATCAGGGCTACTTCTTCGCTGGTCAGGAACGTTTCCGAGAAGCCAAAGAAGCAGGTCTGAACGATGAGGCTGCAGAGATGGTTGCTTCTGGTCGCCTGTCACTCTCTGCTGCTCTGGGTGATATGGACATGGATGCTGAAGCACATTATGTAGCTAATGCAGATTATGTCAACGAATGCGAAGATGATCCAGAGGATGATGGCTTTGATCCTGATCTTCACGGTGGCGAAGATGATAACACGCCTCCTCTGGAAGTTCTGATGGCTGGCGGTTGGGCTGCTTGGGAGTGGCAGAACGAGAAAAACGCTTATCTGGATTCTCGTCTCTAATTGAATCGCCCGGTGAGAGCCGGGCATAAATGAGGTAAATATCATGAAACGTTGGAAAGGCCTTTTAATAGCTGCTGTCTGTATCGTTGGTTCCTGCTATGTAGGTGACATTGGCGCGGCAGCACTGAAGTTCACCCCTGAAGAGTGCGCTGAAGCCCAAAGGGTAGCAAATACCCATGATTGGAAGGTTTTTGTTCAGAAGCACACTCAGGCAGAAATTGAAGGTACTAACCTTGGCCGCGCCCTTGCTGTTTGCAGCGGGAAGAAAGTTCAGCAGAACAAGATTGAAGATGTTAGCATGGCCTCAGCCAATGACATAGCTCAACTGGTAGTTCGTAACATTGGGAAGCCAAGTGACTATCAGTCGAAAGAAGACCTGCGAACTGCGATTGGCGATACCTTCAATGCCATTGTAGAGCACACTAACATTGACACCAAAACGTACAATGATGCATATGATATTGTACTTTACATATATGGGTTATAATATGGAAGGTTATATGAGCGAAGGTGAAGAAAGAGAAGAAATCGAGAAGTACAGCAGCTGGGTTGAAGTTGTACTTCTCGTTATCGGGATTTCTTTGACTATTTTGTCTGCCCTCCCTTAATCCTGGTGAAAGTCACCAGGATATCACCTATCATTTGAACTACAGAGCTAAAATCCCACCCCACCCATTAGCATATCGCGACCTGTTGCTGCTCTGCCGCGACATTTGATTTGAATGACTCATGGCTTTTTCACCATGAGTAGGTATCATCTGGATTCTTGTGGATAGGCATCAGTCTTTATTATCCTGAGGTTTGCCAGTCTTCTTATATCTAATCAGACGGCGAATTGTGCCAATAAGTGCTTTGCCAACAAACGTGGCAAGAAGCAGCTGCAACTGATTCCTTGGTAGTGTATTCTCTACAACATGTAGGATTGCGACCACCGCCAGTATAAGCAATATCCAATAATAAACGCGACAAAATAAACCATCGTTTATCCCCTTGTGGAAAATGTTAATGACACACACTACGGCTAATATTAGTATAAGCCCGAAACCCACAGGAGTATGCCACCAGAACGATAAACCGGAATTATCCGAAAGGGGAGTATTAGCGATGATAAATGTCTCATAAATTTTATTCACTTTCCGCTCCAGAATCTTTTTGTTTGCCTAAGCCAAGTTTCTCAACGACTTTTCCAGCTACGTTTTGCCAGCACATTCCGATAGCGAATGAAAGAGCGGAAATGGTGTTGGGTTTGGTTATTCCCATCCATTCCGCGAAAAGAGGAGTTATCCAAATAGCAGTCAACATGCCAGCGACGATGAATACAAACGTCTGGCGCGGCGTCCTACCATTGTGGGGTATACAAGCCGCGACCACGGCACCCGAAAAGCCGGATGCCAGTAGGTGGAGAAACTCCTGAAATCTATCCATTTTGCGCCTTATTGATTTATGGTTTTAAGATAAGCAACACAGGCGCGATAATTAGCCAATCGTTGCTTCCCTTTATTCTCATCATTCGGTGGCGCACCATTAACGACTTTGACGGATGCACTGAACATGTCTTTGTCCAGAAGTTCGTTACAGCCATGAGCTTTCCAGAAGACCGCTGCTGAGAGCGATGCCTCTTTTGGCTGAATCAGTACATTCGGATCAGAGTCTTCCGGTAGTCCTAGAGCCTTAAAAGCGCTCACTATGTTCGTTTTCCCGGTTGTCTGAATCCACCCGGTTCCGCGATAGCGCCAGCCGTCGCCAGACGACTCTGGACCATTCCCTAATCGGTTCGCATACACGTTATTAGCGATTTTCTCAGGGTTCCCGGCTAGGGATAAGGCTAGAGCGTTCGGCGTGCCATCGGCGTTAGCATAGCGATTTTTCCACACCACGGCTAGTCTTTTCGCACTGTAATTCATACCTTCGCGGCCAGCTTCAAGACCATCTGACTCAATACCGATATTGGCCAGCCACCCGGCAAAACGCCGGATGGTGTTGATCTCATATTTAGCTGCCGCGCCGACGATTAGCTCAAGATAGGCGTTTGCTTTCGCTGGCGTGCACCCGGTTCCGAGCTGAATTGCCTTCGCGTCAACTTTGATCATTATTCCTCCTCAGGCCAGGTGATGTCTGGCGCGTTGTTCGGGTCGATTCGGCTGACCATTACACGCTGTTTGCGCAGCGAATTGTAACGCTCAGATTCTTCTTCCGTTGCGATTTCCAGATCAATAGCATCAGCAAGTATTGCCAGCTCAGAGTTGATCTGGCTCAATAAAGTTGCCTTTTTCTTGGCAGCCTCATCAACAAAGAATGCCTTTTCGGCATCTTCGTCTTTCACCCATTCTTCGCCATCCCATTTATCGAATTGGGAGGTTGGGGCAATAGTCGTGAAGTTATCATGGATAGTACCAAGAGTTGTCACGACTTCAGAAGAGCCATCAATTTTGTTATAAATTGTCTCGCCGATGTGATCTTCAAGAACTTTCCAAGTATGGCTCTCAAAGTCATACACACGCGCAAAGCCCTCTTCCACTTCTGGCGGCTCTACAGGAGTCAGATTTGATGCTGGAGTGCCAAGTTCTTCAATTACGAACTTATCACCAGACCGGACATCATACATGACTTCGCCGCGACGATCAACGAAAATTTCCCAGCCACCTCGTTCTTCGTTCCAAACCGATTCAAAGCCCTTCTCAATATATGGAGGGGTCAAAACAGTTTTACCTTCTGGAATTGGACCAACAACTTTGATCTCAGAAGATTCTTTCGTCTTTTTATCGTAAACGATAACACCACGATTATCTTCCACGACTACCCACTGCTTGGTGTCCACATTGAATATTGCCGTGTGACCGAGAGGGATCACTGGTGAAGGAACTGAAGTGATCCCGGTAGGCATTGGTCCAAGTTCAGTGATATTAATCGGCTGCCCAGAAAGTATATCATACACAATCTTGCCGCGATGATTTTCCAACTGACTCCATACTTCTGTTTTCTCATCAAAAACCAAAACTTTCCCATCTTCTACTTCTGGAGGGATGGTATTTGTTGAGTGAGCAGGAAGACCTGTTCCAGCTGGAACAAAGAGAGATTCAGCAAAAGTGAACTCTTTTGTTTCCGGGTTATAATGGAAGGTTTTAACGTTTTGAGATGTACTCTGAATTTTGTAAGCCATTATGCGAGTCTCACGATGTAGTTAAATGCAATGTTTTTGACGGTGTTTTCTGCATTACCAGTCGCAGCAACTGTGATGTTGTGGTTGTGAGCGCCGATTCCGACTGTATGGGTGTGGGCGCCAATTCCAACTGTATGGTTATGGCCCGGAAGGTCGACTGTGTGCGTGTGAGCACCAGCAGATGCTGCCGTACCGGATACAGAGTGAGTGTGAGCACCAGCTGATAGAACCGCATGCCCAGCTGTAATTGTTTGCTCAGGAGCGTTTCGACCATCAGCTGGCAATGAGTTTGCTCCATCACTACCAGAATCAGAGCCAGTTGTCCTCAATGAGTGCCCGTGATCACCAGCAGATGCTGCCGTACCAGAAACAGAGTGGGTGTGGGCACCAGAACTGCTTGTATTTACAGCTGCATAATCATACGTTGAAGAAGTCTTCGTGCCATAGTCAAAGCTTGAAGTCGTCTTCGTGCCATAGTCAACAGAGTTATCATCCGCTGAGTGGGTGTGCGATTTAATTCCATCCCCTTCCAGGCTCAACAGCGCGCGGCCTGATGGAGCACCTTTAATCGTCTGGCCGCGCATATCCGGTAAAACGCCAGATGTGTACACAGCAGCCAATCGTGGATAAACAGTTTTATCGAATGATTGGCCAGTCATGGCTGCGAAGCCGCGCGGCACTGTTGTTGATGGCCACGGCAGTGGTACGCCAGGAGGGCACTGGTTGTTTGGGAGCCATTGGCTCCATGCAGAGCCAGACCACGAACGAGTCCAAAGGTCGCCAGAGTCAAATTCCTGGTAAATTTGCCCTGAGTTGTCAGCTCCATTTCCAGCATGCTTGATTACCATCAATGAACCAGCAATGCCGGATGTGCCACCGCCAGCCATAGGTGGATAACCCCTGCTGACGATACCATTTGCTGATGCAGAGTTGAAAAACAGACCTGGGGAAGTTCCAAGGCTGTTCAGGCTGCTGGTTCCGAGGTCTGTTGATCGATTTCGGAATATTTCCGCAGAAGTTATAATCCGGTTGGCAGTTAAATCCATTCCATTTATTGTTCGCCCGGTAGGAACTGCGCCAACGTCTGATGCCACCAGTGTACGGTCTTGATCAAGAGTATATCCGTTAATCTTTCGGGTAATCGGAACCGCGCCAACGTCTATATATGTCGGCTTATTACGATCAGAATAGATTGTGAATACTGCGTCCACATTCCGGTATTGTAAGCGATTGCCAGCTGTACCAACAATGGGGCCAATCCATTGACCCCATTGGTTGTTTGAGCCAACCACACTCACTACACCACGATACCCTTCTCCCCCAGGACCAATTCGCTGAAACCCTGTTACAGTAGGGGCTGGCCATGTAGTTGCATCAGTAGATGGTGTAGTTACTAGATCAGGGATTCCACCAAGACCAAAATCACCAACGACAACAGACTTATTCCATGAAGTCCAAGCACCGCTGAACATTCTTCTTGTATAAGTATATCCTTCATAATCTAAATACACTTGAGTAATCAAGGTCGTTGTATTTGCTGAATGCTTATACGTTTTTAAAATACCCATGTACTGGGATGGGCAATTTGGTGACCCAGCAGCAGCATCATGGTTTGAAAATATAAAAGTGCCACCGCGCAAATCTGCACTATTGAAATCTTTGGAGGTCGTCAGGTATCCAGAAGAATAACCAAGAGTTCCACCAAATGGAAGATCAATAGATGACAACACTTCATTGGATGCAAAAATCTTAGTCCAGTTGGTGGCATTCGAGTTAGGATCAGATGTGTTATTTGCAGTCAGTGATTTGTACTGCTGGGAAATACCGCTCACTGTACGAGTAACGACAGCGCCGCGAGCATAACCGCCTTGTTTGGCACTAGACCACTCCGGGAAACCGAACTGCTGATATTGCATGACGTTATCTGTCAGAATCCAGAACAGATAGTTCATTTTATCACGTTCTACTGCTCGCGCCAGCGGGTCGCCTGATTCCAGGTCGATTTCATAGTTTGGGGTATAACCAGAATCCCAGCTCACACGCCCGTTCGGGTCAGTGACTGGAAGCGTGGTTCTGTCCCCAATTCGCGCAAATGGCGAATTAATCAACTCAGCCATGCTCAACTCTCCTTAATGACTTGATAAGTGACGCAGGCATTCTGGAACATCAGCCCATTGCTGCGGTCGTTCATAAGGTTAATAAGTTTGTCGGATATTTTGACATTCTTACCGATTCTAAATTCAATTTTATTTGCTGCAGTTACTAATGCGCCATCATTCACTGGCTTAGTAATTTGGAATGAGTTTATTGTCCCATTTGCAGTGGCCACTAACTGAGGATTTACATAATTGCCTAATCCCCAGGAGCCTGACCAATAGATTTTCATCCCTGCCAATGGAACCCTACCGAATGATATAACTCCAGCAGTAGTGACATTATTCGCGGCGATAAATGACTCAGGGAAATTCTGAACGGATACAAAATCATTCTCATCTTCAGAAGTTTCAGCCATCAGCCCCCACAATGAAATGCCGCCAAATGGATCACCGATGAATGACTGATTTCCATTGCCATCTAACATGTAAATGACAAAACGGGAAGTTACGTATTCATCTGGAACATCAGTTCGGATGAATACCCTGAACCAGTCATTAGGATATGAAACAATTCTTGTATCTCCGCCACCACCTATATCCCCAGTGGCAAGGTCAATTGTATTATATCCTGCTACTGTGTGTTGTCCATTTGGTCCGAAATGGTGAGTTTCAATTCCGATTTTGGTATATCGATCACCTTTAATGAATGACGAAAATACAATATCATTTACTTCAGTTGGGTAATCGTTATTGACTACTGTGCCAACCTTTTCATATAATTTGACATCATCAACTTCTAAATAACCAGATGATAATAGACCTACAATTGAGATATCATATGGCCCTGTCACAGAAGCTGTGAACTGACCAGTAATAAGCTTCCAATCAGTATAAATTGGTATTCCGCCACCGACAAATTGTACGTCCATAATTGGCGACTGACCAGCTGGAGCGATTCTAATTTTTGTATTACTTGAATCAGCAACTACAGCATCAGGAGAGAATCGAACCATGACAGATGCCACATATACCTTTCCTGCCACCAGATTGCCTTGCTGACCTATAGAAACTACAGTGGTGTCATTGGCAATTCGGCAGCATTTATCACCTACATAGCCACCGAATTCCGCAGAGGTTTTTGCTGGCTTTCCGACTGACCAATATAACAGATCTTCTTCGAATGAAGGGTTTTTGAAAGAATTACCGCCATAACTTGTATCGATTTCAAAAGTGTGGATTCCATTAGTTATGGTTGGAGCAATAATATTCGCATCAGAAGTTCCATCAGGAGCTGTGATTGTCCTTGAAAGAACTGAAACCTCATTCTTGACGAATTGGGAGCCGTTTAGGTCAGTATTGCCAATTATATATTCGCGGCGAGACGATGCCGCGCCAGTTGGAATAGCCCGCATACCCTGCCAATCTGAAATCCAGACTGTGGCACTCAGGGGAACCCCTTTTGATGTAGAGTCCACTGCATATGCATATTCGTGGTTAGCAATGTTCCATGGCTTGCCTTTATTCAGAATCATATTCATCATACGATTCATGTATGCAATTCGCCCTGAACTGACCAAAGTAGCATAACGGAATTTCAGAAGAGTTCTTACATCATCTAAGTTAGAAAGAGAATCGCCTTCTGAACCGAAGTTACCGCCTTTTGACTGCTTATTTGCAGGCAATGGGTTATTCGTGTGATAATTAGGGTCATAAATGAAGTTTTCACGAAAACGACCAAATGCCCATCGCTGAGTAGCTGGCGTGAAGTCGAACAAATCCGATGAAACTCCAAGAATAATACACCATAAAGAAAGCCCGAATGAGTTGGCAGTATCGATATTGAAAACGTTTGTATACCAATTCTCCCAGAACCCTTCATTATATTCTGCGAGCCATTCTGCTTTTTTCTCAACCAGTGACGTTAAATTAGGAGCCTTGTTTTGCTCCCATTTTAAGTGCTGAAGGACGCTAGCATTGTACTTTTCCATAATATCCTCAGCTCAGAGTAACGTTGATATTACCAGTGTTAATTTCGCCTTTTTCCCATGGCTTCAAAATGTACTCTTCCTTGTAGTCTGCATCCACTGGAGCTGCCGCGCCCTGATTAACTACAGCAACGGAGACTTTGGATACATATAAGCCCGGATAGAGACGGCATATGGCGCCGGATAACTCGAAAGCGGAAATGGACGCGCCTACAACGAACCCTTCTTCACCATCTACAAGTCCATCAGCATAGTCCTTGACTGCTCGCTGAATAGCCACCTGAGAAGCTGAAGAAGTTCCTTTTTTGGCCACTACTTTGGCATAGACATCTTTCAATACTGCACGAGTAAATTTGATATTGTAGGTCGCGTCAGCATAGACATCTACCACTGGAACGCCATTAGGAGCCTGAACTGGAGTTCCGTTATTTGTTCCATAATCATAAGGGCAAGCACCCTGGCGAGCAGCATGGAGAGAATTCGCAACATCCTGATCTGTCGCTGATCCTGCTACACAAACCCAAATACCTGGGCCTGTGAAAGTGATGCCATCAACTACTCCTGCTGCGCCAGTTAGGTTTTCGGCAATTTTTACTGAGGTAACGTTATCAGTGAGCATCAGGTGAGCTTTAATTGCTCCAGTAGCAGAAAGACCTTGTGCGAATAACGTTTGGTTGCGCAGGGTTTTCAGTTGAGGGTCAGTCAGCTTTTGAGTCCCAAGAGTAACGTTGGTTGAGTTAGTAACAATAGCAGAAGCCCAGCCGATAACTGGATCAACAATTTCAAGATTTCCGACCGGGAGAGGAATGTCACCAGGCTCTTGCGCTGCGATTGTCGCAGTAGTTTTTCTGCTGGCTGGAATAGAGATTTGCTCAACGATGGTGAAGATATCGTTAGTGGCACTCTTCACACGGAACCCAGCCTGAATGATCGTTCCTGGGTCGCCGTTAATTTCCACCCCGGTTCCGATAGTTGAAGTGTTCTTGCCACGTGCATCTTGAATCAGCCAAGCACAAACGGAGTCGAGGAATACGCCATATGCAAGATTCGGGTTCATCATGTTAGCCATATCTGCGTTATTTTTCATAACGCCAGCGCGGTTCGTCGCTTCGCCGCCAATCCAGGTGCCCTGCGGCGTTTCAGCGCTTAGGTCTAAATCAGTGCCGTATGTATCTGTCCACTCCTTCTGAACGTCAGAAAGGATGTCTTGTGAGTCCGCACTAATGACTCCGGTATCAACGTTGTAATTGTATGCCGCGACCATTACGCGCTCCTATTAGAATGGGCCAACATTACCACCCTCAGGGTTGGTATGGTTATGGCCATCGACTTTCTTACCAGCAACAGTTGTTTCAGTAGGCAGAGAACATGCTTTTCCTGCTTTGGCAGTGAAACCGCCATTAACATCTGTCTTTCCGGTAACGATTAAATTTTTATCAATAGTTACGTTTCCTGTGAATTCACTTTGAGGAACGTCAACTGTAACTTTTGATGGTGCTGTAATCTTTATGTTATCGCCGCGAATAGATATTCTGGTCTTGCTATCAGTAGACTGAATTACCATAGCATCACTATCTTCTCCATTAATGGTATATTTCCTGAATACATCAGGGATAAATAATCCATCAGAGAAAGTGTGTGCGCGGTCGGAATTTGGCGCTGCTTCTGCCAGTGTATCACGGAATTTAGTCAGGTCACGGTCTGCCGCGCAAATCCAGCCAAGGTCGCCTGGCTTAATAGGGAAGTTAATATGGAAATTACCAGCGCCAATGCTTAAAGCGTGAATTTTAGTGAGTGGATTTCTTTGCTTTAAAACGTTATTAGCAAGAACGACCTGAATTAATGGGCGACAGGTGACGAGGTTCGCTGCGCGGTCATATGATATGACCACAGCAGGAAGCATATTGTCATTATTGTGTAATTGATGGGAGGATAATGCCTGGGCGATGGCTGCATCTAGCGACGAGCTGGCATTCTGCTGAGCCGATAATATTTGTTTGGCCATGATAATCTCTCTCCCGGTGATCCGTTTATTATAGCCTTAACACCGGGAGAGATAAAGAATCATCGCGAGCGGTTCTTGGCCTCTCTTTCGGCCTCTTCTTGCCCCAATAGCTTATTGACTGTTTTGGCCATCATTACATCGAAGAGATTAAAAGCATCCTGTAATGAATAATATTCCTCCAACTCTCTAAGAGTCGCTAAATCTTCCTGAACAAGACTGGATATCACCGGCTCAATACCAGATGCTGAAATAGGCTCTGAGTTGCTCAGAAATCTGTTGGGAATCTGGATTCTTTTCCAATCATCTAAGAATCCAAAGTTAGCTCCGCTAACAAGATTCAATAATGAGTTCAGAACCCAAATTGGAGGTAGATTATTGGCCTCATCCTTTACATATAAGTTGATATTATATGCATTAAGTGGCTCCCATTCACCATCTATATACACTTGAGTTTTCTCAAGAGCATATATCGGGTGAACAGAGAACATTTTGCCTACCAGAGAAAGCCCATGGACGGCAGAGAATTGGGTGGTTCGATATTTGACGCCGAAAGCATCAAACTCCGCTGTTTTCATTGCCATTAGGTTCACCTGCTGATGGGGCTGTTTCACAAGCCATTGTAAATGGGTTATTTCTGGATTGAAGGTTATACTCAATCTTCATAACAACCAGCGCGGCCTGATTCACTGCTGGGTTCAATTTCGAATTAAGCTGGACGCCATGTGCCAGACGAATTAACGGGTTGAACATAGTAGTGAAATCCACTCCCCATTCCGACCATAAAGGAGTTCCGACGAATTGATCAATGTTTACGACTGTTGAAGCCTTTGCCACCTCGCCAATATCCAATACATACATCGTATCATTGTCGATAAATGCTGCTATATTCTGCCTGTCATAACGCTGGATATCAGGGAGGAGTGCCGCGACAGAATATATGGTGCGTCCAGGGTTTTCCACTATTGTTTCATCAATGGAAGTATTTACTTCAGCCTTTAATCCCATTTGCTGAGCTGCCCATTCACAATATTGTTTAAATGTGCAGCGCTCCGGCGCGGTTAATAAGAATTGAGCGCGGTTAATCTGTTTTGTATAGCAGGTGACGCGAACAACGACATTAGGTGGTCCTGATAACGGCTCGCATAAGACTACTTGCCCGACGAAAATTGGCGCTAAAGTGGACACTCCATTGTCCAGATATCCAGCGCTGATTTCTACGTCAACGAAGTTGTCTAAATCGCCTGTATCGCCTTGTTCCCTCTGGCGTTTTGCCCATGCCGTGAATTGGGTAAGTAATGCCTCACGACTATTTTGGCTGAGGCCTCCAACGTCAATGGTAGCCTTTGATTGAATCGCCAAAGCAGCCTTTGTAACCTTAACGGCAAGCATGAGACTTTCATCCCATACGACATCACCGCTGGGTAATTTAAGTGTGACCCGCAGAAGTCTCTTTTTGAGCGCCATTAGCTTTTCACCACTGTGTTATTGGTATTGACTACATCCTTCATAGCCTCCTTCATCTGAGGAACTACTTTCTGACCGAAGGATTGAGGGTTGTCGACACCAGTGATATAGAAGTTCATTGTCATATCAGGGCGCTGGTCAGTCAGGACTCGCTTATCATCTTCTTTGCCATAACCTCTTCCAAGGATTGTATTTCCATATGTCTTGAGGTTGTCCAATTCCATATTGGCGTTTCGAAGGTCAATGGCTGCCTGTGCCCTTTGACGCTCCAGAAGTCCAGGCGCGTTAACCTGAGCCTGAGCAATTTGAACCTTTTTACCAGCTTCCATTTCGAGGTTGCGAATTGCGTATGAAATATCTGATTTAGCAGTCTGCCCTGGCTGCATTAATTGCTGGCGAGTTATTCCTATTTTAGCGGCCACTTCATCTGCCACCATATTCATCTGAGCAGATTGCCTTGTTTCGCCATGAATCAACGGGCGCGGCATATTCTCTGGTTTCAGAGGAGTATTGCTTTGCGACTGAGATTGTGGAATTGGCTCACGGGCATAAGTCGCTTCCACAGGAACGTTCTGGCGCGGCAAATATTGCTGAACTTTATTCAGATATTCTGGAGTATTTTCTCCATAATACATAATAGCCTTATTATAATCGCCTTTTGCTGCTCTCATTTTAGCATCCCATACGCGCTTTCCTTGTTCAATGCTTGTTCTAGCATCAAACGGGTCTTCACCTGGGTTTACAAAATCCTTTTGGCTTTGTAATACTTGCATGAGGCCGCGCGCAGTTGATTTCTTATTGGATGCGTTTGGATCACCGCCTGATTCAACTGACATAATCGCTTTGCCGACTTGCCAATCCTTACCCCAAATCTGCTGGAGAAGGGCATCATATTTGTCTGTATTCGGATTCTGTTTATTCCCATACCCTGTGACGGTTCCTGGATTGGTAGGTGGCACGGAGTACCCGCCGAACTGGTTGCCGTTACCCCCACCAGACGCTGCTGCAGCGCCAGGAGCGCCCTGGCCAAGCCCGGTTAAACCTCCGGCTGCGCCTACCGAACCAGCCCAGCTAGCCCATGCCTGGCGCTCGTCGATAACCCCAGAGAAAGCACCTACAGAGGAGGCGAAAAGGTTCACGTTTCGCTCAAACTCCTTCTGGGTTTTATAGCTCTGGTCAGCAGTATTCTGGTTTTGCTCTGCTTGTTTCTTGCCTTGGGCGATTTGCTGAGCGGTTCGGTCATCAGCAGCCTTCATATGCTCGTCCCAGGAATCCCCAAGGCGCATAATATTCTGCGGCGCTTCCTGTAACCACTTCATACCTTCGGCGAACTGGTTATTGAATTTGTGCATCGCTGCGAGGCCAACATCAAGCGCTTCTGGAAGCCCGGAAGTGACTGAGTCTACCCATTCAACGATTTTAGCCAGAATAGGCACGAATTCCTGACCGATGATATTGCTAACTTGACGCCAGCGCTCAGATAAATGCCCAGAAGATTCTCCGAGTTTTTCCATTGAGGCGTTTGCTTCACCCTGACGAGCGATAGCAGAAGCAGACATAGCCAGTGAATCTTGAGCAGTCAAATTCCTTTCTCGAATAGCTTTTGTTTCATCGAGAGTTAGGCCAATAGACATACCGATGGCTTCAGCTTGTGCCTGACTTACTGACTGAAACTTCTTCGTCATTTCGTCGAGCACAGTCATCGTTGATTTTATTTTCCCGTCCTGGCCGCGAACGTTATTCACCCCAGCATTTCTCAGCTGAAGTGCTTCACGGTTCCATGGGTCTGGGTTTACGTATGAGGCAGAAGTCATTCCAGCAACTTTGGTCATTAAGTCTCGTGACTTATCTCCGGTCATGCGACCGTTTGCTGCATTAAATTGCTGCTGGAGGTTATTTACATTACCAGGAGTCAGGCCAACCTGAGCACCAGTAATGCGCTGGAGTTCATATTCTTTACTTAATTCCATAACAGAACGAAGTACAAGAGCGAAGCTGGCCATTGCGATTGTAGCAATAGCAACTCCTTTCCCATACTTCGTTACGGTTGAGGTTGCTTTGTCAAGACCAGGGACAAGTTCATCCAAGTCGCGTGCCGTTCCCTGAAGGAAGTCGCGAAACTCTTTGCCCTTCTTCCCGCCTAATCCGCCAACGCCGTCCTCTTTTTCCTTCTTGCCTTTGTCGTGGATTTCATCTATTTTATTGCTTAACTCTTCGAGACGTTTGATTGTCTCTTCAGAATCAACAGTATATTGGAGGACAAACTTTTCAACAGCGGATTCGTCTGACATAAATTAATCCTTTTTGGTGGCTTTCTCTTCGAGAAGAGAGAAGGCTGGCCCAATTAATTTAGATGCTTCAGCGACGAATGCAACGGCCATTTCCGCTCCCACTTTACTCCAGTAATTTGGTTGTTTTGCGTGGGTTTCAGGATTGATACCGTTCTTGATCAGAACTTCATGGAATACATCCTGAAGGGTCTTCCAGTCGCGAAGGTGGTTGTTGATGAGTGCATCAGTCTTTAATGGAAGTTCAGTGTCTTCGATTAAAACCGTTGCGTAATTCAATACATTCATAGTGAATGCGCGGCGATATTTCGGATCATCAGTGATACAAAATTCTGTGTAGCCGCGCTGGAGTTCCCAGCAGTCTAAAGCATCAATTAGACCGACTTTTACCAGGACTTGAGAACCATCCTGACGGGTGAATGCTTTCATAATTAGGCTCCAACAAGAGTTAAAACCTTATTATATAATGCCTGGGGAGAAGTTAAAAGGCCGGGCTGGCCATTGACGTGGACGCCGTATGTACTGTTATCCCCTGCTTGCCCTGGGAGAAATCCTGAAGAAGTAGTAAGCCCGGATTGAGACCAGAGGATATCAATGTCCAGTGCATTCAGTTTATTCGGCGATTGGAGTATGGATACATCAACCATAGACATGTGCTCACTAATTACCTCTTTTGAAGTGATAGTGTATTGGTGAGTTGCGTCATTGAATACGTTAATGATGCCAAGAGCAATTGATATATCATCAGTCATCAACTTTGCGCGAAGATGAGTTGGGCGAATTATTTTACCAGCAGACAAGTCAGCTTGAAGGCTGGTGTCTACTTGCATCTGAGTAGAAAGGTTTGAAGTAGCAAATGGAATATCAGCCATTGCTGACTCTACTGCTATTTCAACCGATAAAGTTTTGAGGGTTGTCCAGCGTCTTTGCATAGTCAACTCATCAACTAAAATAAGTTTGGAGGGGTTTATTATTTGCTGAAAAATAGAAGTCGCCATATATCACCCAAATATTTCACTGGAGGCAGCAAGCAGTTTGCTCGTTAAGTCTTCAACAGCAGACTCTGCGACTTTAATTGAATTTCGAATACCTCCCAGAACCGTTGAAGAATCCCCTGGATTTCTACAGACTAATGCACCACCACCCTGTAACATTACTTGCTTGAATGATATTTTCATAGGAGTCGCGGAAATCATAGCTGCGGCCTGAGTCATGGATTCAGTATCAAGCATAAAGTTTTCAAGCAAGATGCCGCGCGAAGTTATTGTGAACTTGCTTGAAATATCATTAAGCAAAGCATTCACTTCTGCTACTCTGTCTGCGCTATTGCAGAACACATTCATAGTAATGGATGTGGGAAATATAACGCGAGAATCAATAATTGGCAATCCGTCTTCACCAGTATTTTGCATCAACTGTGAATGGAAATTAAACCGGACATCTTTCACGCCAATATTCGTCAACGCTACAGCACCTGTCAGGTCATTAACTACCCGGAAGGATGAGCCGCCAGCAAGAGTATTTATCAGACGTCCGATTGAATTCTCAGCCATTATAATAACCCCAGAATGCCTTGTGCAACTTCAGAAATAACCTGGCGAGAGTTCTGAATTCCAGTGGATGAGCCGAAGACGAAGGTGTATGTATTGCCCTTCTTTCTGCCTTCTTGTTTTACTGAATCAGCAGGTGGACCAGACATAATTGACCCCATGCTAAATACAGACTTCCCGCCATCCGGGTATGAAATGACCATAGTTGTTACATCGCTAATCGGCAGGAGGTTATTTGCTGCCCTTCTGGAAGCAAGCAATATTTTTAGGTTGATGTCATCTTCGCTACCCGGAACTACAGAGACTTTGACTGTAATCGGATTCGCTTTAGTAAATGCGAATAACTGACCATCATATAGCATTTCGAAACCGCCTGGCTCATCATTTGCTATATCGAGCGGGTCAACGTCATCAGCGAAAGTCTCAATGGTAAATCCCATTGGAAAAGTCTGAACGGCCACGACTGTAGCTTTAAGACCGAAACCGCTAACATCAATCATCAGATTTCTCCAAAAGAATTTGGCGGCCTTTCGACCGCCTTTATATTACGGCTTAGCAGTAACGCCAGTCAGTTTAGGGGCTGTTGAGCCTTTTGTAACGCCAGATTTAACGGTGTATGCTAAAGCGATATCACCAGTCGCATCATCAGCAATAGTCAGTGTGCTCTCTGTGGCATCCCAAGTCACTTTTGCCGGAGTACCAGTCACAGTTAGGATATCGGAGTATGCCGCGCCATTCGCGATGGTGAAGAGGCTTGCTGCTGGAACAACTGTACCACCGACCTGAGCATCAAGAACTTTACCATTGACAGTTTTGGCAGGGGCAGCAGCCATCGTGACTTCCTGAGAAATCTTAGCACCGCCATCAACCGGGTCGGTGGTGCCTGGCTTAACGCCCTTATCAAATGCCATTACTGTGTACGTGCCTGCTGCGTCGCTTTCTGCTGTTACCAGAGCATAAGTCTTAGCTGTCTGAGTAACGTTATCGTGCTCAGTGCCATCCGGTTTAGTTACGATGATCTGATAACTATCGCCATTCACTAATGGGATGCCGCCAGTGAAGTTGTAGTTGACGTTAGTACCAAGAGTACCGGATGCAGGGTGTGAACCCCAAGCCAGAGCAGCAACCACAGTTACGTCTACATCTGCGCTCAGGCCATCAGCAGCGCTTCCTGCTTTACCAGTTGCGGTGACTTTAGTAGTACCAGCTTTGACAGAAGTCAGGCCTGTGGTATCACCCCAGGCAGCGGTCGCAGGAGTATCGGACACTACATCGTAATCATCAGAGGTCGTTCCGGTAATAGTATACAGCTCATCGAACGTCTTAATGTCGCCTACAGCTAGCGTGATCGCGGCAGCGATAGGAGAGATTGAGGCTGGAGGCGCTGCTGGGTTACCAAAGTCATTTTGGACTTGACTAGTAACGCCGTTCGCCCAATGATAAGTCTCATTGGCACGCATCGATTGATCCTGGCTCACTTCAGTGGTTGCGCCGCCGAACCAGTGGAAAGTAGTCTTTTGCATTATTGACTCCCGGTGTTAACCGTTCCATAAATGGTATTAAGACGAGCAACCCATAATACTTCATTGTCTGCTTCGCTTAACGTTAATGACTCTATACTCAATACATCAGGGTGCTTCACCAATGCTTTAGCAAGAGACGCACGACCGCCATCCAAATCCTTCGGAGAGGCAAAGATGGTCCCCATATAATCAACGCCCTCATTAACGTTGAATGGGTTTTCTCCTCTCCTCATTAACCCATATTGACGAGTGCTCTGCTGTAATGCAGGCTCGCCAGAGATAATTTGGATATTCTTCCCATCAGGAAGAATTAAATCATTATTGCTATCTGTCTTGAAAGTTCTTATGGACATTATTCAACTCCCAGATAGGCTTGTGCTGATGTAACAGCGTTTCCATCGCCTATTACGACAGCTCTATAATAACCTTGATTCTGTTTGATTGTCGATGAAATTTCAAAACTAGCAGCAACCCCAGAAGAAGTATCCCCAGAGTGTGATGCTGTATTGATAATCTTCCAAGCAGAACCGGATGAAGTTGGAGAGAATTCCAAATACATCTGAGCCCAATTTTTAGCTGTTATAGTAAATCCTGCTGGCTGACCTTCCTGAACTGTTTGAGTAATAGGTTGTAATGGAACAGTTATTTCAGGGGTGGTAGTCGGGAATCCACTTGGAATATTTATTTTGCTTGACGCGAATTTGGCATCACGAATCCTTAGATTCTTAATGGCTGATGCTTCATACCCTGCCTTTTTGATGGCAAGGTATTGTTTAAATTCTTCAGAGTTGAGGTAATATAATGAGCAATTTCCATCGAAGTTTTCCCAGTCAACATCAGAGTCAAAAAGGAAGTTTCCGAAATTCGGCTCATACATGTAAGGGTATGGCAGCAGAGGCTGGTCAACAAAGCACCGAACGCTAGAAATGAGAGTTTCACCATCACGGACAATAGTTGCGCAAACAAACTGCATAGACAGATGGAGATTGATGCGCCAATATACGCCGTCGAGGTTAATGCTCAAATCCTGGCTTGGAACTTTACTCAGTGGAATCTGCTGCATACCCTTTACCCTTAAATGTCTTGTGCCGTTTCACCGGACTTAGTAACGCTTTCAAAACGGAAGCGATACTGACGGGTCTTGATTCGACCGTTCTGGCCTACAGCCGGAATAAGGGAGCCGGAAATAATAACGCCCTTGCTGTAGGAAACTACCATACCGGAAGGATAGGTGGTAACGATATTGATGATATCGCGTGCACCATTCTTTTTCTTGCCGACACGGTTTGCGTTCAGAAGCGCAGACAGGTTGACGTCATCTTCAGAGGTAGGGATGACGTTGAATGCAACTTCAATACCAGAAGCGCGGCTCCAAACAACCAAATCGCCGTTCAGCGCGGTGGCTGTATCGGCGGCAGTAAAGTCTGGAGAGTCAAGCGGGTCAGCATCATCTGCGAATCCTTCAACAGCAAACCCATTCGGGAAAGTCTTGGATGCGCTCACACGACCTTTAAGGCCAAAGCCTGAAACGTTAATCATTTATGATCTCCTGAATTAACGTTGGCGGCATCATGAAGACTGCCGCCAGTGGATTAGATCAGCACATCCTGGCCTTCAACGGCACGGACAGCATCATCTTTGCTATACACCAGAATATATTTAGCATAGTATTCGGTGCGCCCATCTGTGGTGACACGGCTCAGGAAGCGAATGTTGAACCAGTAGCCCAGAGTTTGGACTTGGTGCCACGCCGTCTTATCTCCAGTGATCTGGGAGATATAAAGTTGCTGTTGTACGTTCAGGTCTTTACCAGCGGAGATAACCCCGTTGAATTTGGCCTGATCTACGCCACCCTGCATAACAGCGATCAGCATCGCTTCACCGATGTCGTTCGCTGGAACGGTCGGCAGGCTCAGGAAGGTAGAGAGGTACTGAGCAGACAGATAATCTTTCAGCCACATTTCGTTGGCATAGACGTTCATGTCCACTGCATCTGTCGCACCGCCGCCCAAAGTACCGCGCTGATAGAATTCCAGCAGCTGCCCGGCAGTCTGTGTACGCCCGATATAGTTGAAACGGTTTTTGTCGTACCAATCAGCCATCTCATCGTCAGTCACTGTCGCTACACGATCAGCGAACTGATAATACATGTAGTTCTGTGTAGCATTCTGAGATGTGTAATCAGTCGCTGCGAGAATTTCGCCTGGGATTTGCTCATCAAAGGTCGGGTTGGCCTGAGAAGCGATGCCGTTAGCAAGAGCAGTAACTGCCAGACCAGAAAGACCTTTGTACTGAGGGACACGGCTTGACGGGTCTTCAACCGCAGTTTCGGTCAACAATTTCTGCTCGATGCCCACCAGGAACATATACATGTTGTTCTGAGCTTTATTCCACTGACCAATCTCAGTGGTTGCATCCGGGTCAGCTGAGATGCCAGAGCCATAGGTGAACAGGAACGAGCCGAAGTTGTTGTTTTGACCAGCAGATTTGCTGATTGCATCAACAGGGCTTTCTGCTGCCTGACCAGCTGTCACAATAGCATCTGTGCTAGCCAAGCCAATCATAGCAGCAACGTCGTTTGAGCCACCGTTATTGAACTTAACAGTAACGGTGCTCTGGCCACCAGTCCATGAGTATCGCTGAGAGCCAGTATCATACTGGAACGTAGAGTTGCTCAGGACTGGGTTGTTGACGATTGTCGCGACTTTTGCAGTCAGCAAAGTTGCTACGTTCGTCAAGTCTGTGGCAGCGCTCAAATCGATTGCTGTAACATCAGTAGTCACACCGTCGATATCAAATTGCATAGAGCCAGCAGAGATTGCTTTCAATGCCGCGAGCGTTGCAGGGGCAGTTGTAGCGCGAACCTGTGGAGGAACGGCAACATCAACCCAGCGAGAGAAGGAAATCAACTGCGGCGCAGTAACGCTTTTGCTGATGAACCCAAAGTAACGCACGGCGCGTTTATATTCTTCGGAAGAATCACCGAAGAAAGTCAAGACATCATCTGCCGTCTCAAACTCTTTAATCTGGCCTGGAGCCAGCAGAGTGTTCGTGGTGATGATTCGGAGAATCAACTGGCGAGTACGAACCCCAGCGCCACCACCAACGCCAGACGTGATGTCTACATAGCGTTTTTGACTAATCATTAATTGACTCCTTATGAAACGATTTTGTATGTAACCGTCTGAATCATGGTTCCCCAGTGCTTCAGAGGCTTGTCAAAACCTTTTCGTGCTATGGTGGATTTAGCGTTTGGTGCCCAACCACCGTTGTTCATACTATCTACTATCAACCCTTCAAGATGAAGCCCTATTTGGTTCAGCATTCCATCAGCTGATAATTTGCCTTCGAGGAATCGCTTGCCGAGTTTCTTCTGAAGTTCTGGTAGGCTCTTCTCAAAATCTTTCTGAGCTTTATCCATAAATGGACGAGCAGGAATGATTATGTTATACGCCGCGACAGTATGCGTGGTCATATAATTTGATTTTGATGCCTTAACGAAACGACCGCCATTATTAAACAATCCAGTCGCTTCGTTAATGCTACGATATATTTTCTGCTCTCTTTCAGGCACTTTAATTAAAGCGCCATCATTCAATATTTTTGCAATATATGCTACTGACGTCCCATCGCTATATCGATTGGATTCGAACCACCCAGCCTCAACCGTTTTACCTTCTACGGCTTTCAGTGCTGCAATATGTTTCTCAAGCAGTTTGCTTACGCCCATATTACACCCGGAATAGTTCGCCCATAATTTCCACGATAGGTGGAACTGTTTCGTTAATCTTGCGGTTATAAACCATTTCCAAATCGAAGCTGGGCATGAATTCATATTGCCCACGGTCATTCTCAAAAGGATTCGGCCTGACGTTAGGAGTCCTCAAAATACCGATTCCAGCCTTACGGAAAAACATGCGATAGTTGCTTGAGTTCAGTTTCTGGGAAAGATAGTTTGCCAAATCCTTAGCTGTTCTGCGAGTAGCAGGGTCATGCTGTAAAGGATCAAACGGATACAAAACGCTGACCCGAACTGTCCCTTGCATATGCTGTCGCTCATTGAATACAAAGTTCTGTGCTGCATCACCCCAGTGGTAGTCAGAAGTAGTCCACCCGATTTTATCATCAAAAATGAACTGGAAGAATACTCCACTTTCGCCGCGCGCCTGAATGGTTGGCTGCTCCAGTTGAACTACTGGGACATCATTGAATCCACCAGCCTTTAATGAGCGGTCTAGAAGGTCTGCGAAGATCACGATCAAGTCTACATCATCAAAATGGTCTAGTGGATATCCCATCATGCTGCTCCAATATCGATAGCTAATGCAGATGCCCAACCATCTTCAAGGTTCCATGGCGTCTGATTAATAAGCTGGTATTTGCGGCCACCATAAAGGAAGTGATCACCGGAATAATCGCGAGCAAGATCAATGAGATTAGCTGAAGCCCAAATCTTGATATAGTTCTTTTGGAAGTCTAAGCCCAAATCTTGATATTGGTCACGAGACACAGCCTGGACGGATGCGCGGAGAGGTTTTGGGTCATCATATTCGTTAATGTATTGACGAGCAGCATTCTGAACACGACCGTTAAATTTCACATACTTGACGCCTGTGAATTTGATCGCGCGACCTGCTTGCCTTAAAAGATTTGAACCCGGTACGCCCATAGCCACCCCCAAACGATAACACCGCCTATTTTAGCGCGTAGGCGGTGTTACGTCGAGTGTTTACAGAGCCTATAGGAAGATGCCACCTACTTTACGGAAACCGTTGCGCTCAGGTAGGCCGCCAACTGAGAGGCCACCAACAGAAACGCCTTGCAGAAGAGCGAGAAGCAGCATGCCATAAGGTGTTGAGCTGAGCCAGAATTCCCATGTGTCCTTAGCAGGAAGACTGGCTTTGGTCACACTTACGTCGCCAACGGATGCAGATTGAATCCAACCTCCTTGCGCATCACCCGGTGCACCACCTTCGTCAACTTCTGCATTTCTCTGCTGGAATAGAGAGTAAAGGTGAGCGGTCATAAGATAGACGGCATATTGAAGCGATTTACCAGTCAGCATGCGCCCAGGAAAATCGCAAGGGTCTACATAGTAGGTTGCGACTTCTAAGAACATCTCAATCACAGGTTGCGGCGGCTGAGCCGGAACTGGAGGATTTGCTGGTATTACGAATTCAGGGAACAAGCCGCAGAATCCGTCATAAGTGAGTTGCATATTAGCTCCTATTACAGACGGAAGTCATCATCGTCCTGATTCACAGAACCCTGAGTGACCTTCTTGAGCTTCGCCATCTTCTTGATGGTGGTTGGGTTAAGCTGGCGGAACCCATCCTGGCCCATGTGCTGGGTCAGCTTCGAGATTTCGCGCTGGCTTCCAGTGATGTCGTGGTTAATGACCTTAATAAGACCATTTGCCAAATGGCTTTTGAATACATGATTATCTTTGATGGCTTCATAATCAGCATCGCTGATAGTAGTTACTACGCCATCAGCCGTCCAGATTGGTTTCCCTTCGCTATCGCGTGTCATTTCGCCAATGCCGGATTTATCAGAAGGGATTGACGCGCCGCCGCGAATCAGAACCTTGTGCTTCAGCATAGGAACGTCACCAACGTTCTGGTAAACACAGTAACTTACGCTGCTTGTCATAGTAGACAGGATGTATTTGGACATTTATTTGTGCTCCTAGTAGTATTAACGTGAGGCGAAGCCCGCACAGCCAGCCTCATCGGGTGTACCCGTGTCGATTTTTAGACCGGGCGCGGCTATATTATAACTCGCTATACTCAATAATAAAATAAATTGTAATATATATATCAGCAAGTTATCATATTTTCTGGTAATTTATCAGAAAAAGTGAGAAATAATGCTTTTCTTCCATAGTTACTGTAGTATAATGACTCTCATGGGAAGCGAAGAAGCTGACCAAGTCCGAACTTTCAACTGTTATTGATGAGGCTTTAAATGAAACTGAACAAAATTGTTATCGCTATTTTTTCGGTAGTGTCACTGAACTCGTGGGCTACCAGCAATAACCCTACTCAGTATGACCGTCAGCAGGACCAGCGTATCAGCAGTCTTGAAGGATTCAAATCCGATTCACATGGCATTATCACCAGCATCCAGTCACAACAGATTTCGCTGGAACAGCGAATAATCCAGAACCAGCAGGATATTGGCAAGAAAGTATCTGATGATGTGTTCCGTAATGACCAGGCTCGCCAGGATGAACGCCTGACTGCTCTGGAAAACCGCCCTGCTCCTAAAGACGGTAAAGACGGCAAAGACGGCCTGAACGGCATCGACGGTAAAGACGGTAAAGACGGTCTGAACGGTAAAGATGGCAAAGACGGCCTGAACGGTGCCGATGGTAAAGACGGCAAAGACGGCCTGAACG